AACAATAACTTTTGCAAATGGTAATCGAGTAACATTCTCACTTAATACAGAATTACCAGAGTTATTCCGTACTAGATTAAGTGACTTGTCATTTGAATATTCTGTAGCACCTTTTATACACTATAAAACCAATAGTACTAAAGTAAAATGGAACAATCCAGCTACATATGATTGGGCTAGGGTAGGTATGATAATTACAGATAGTAAAACTGGTAAGAAATACTGGTTAGCTATGCGTAGTCCTAATAATCTTAGAGTAGGAGATACTAGTGAAGAGTATAATACTTTAATAAATGATCTTAGGGCTGCACGTGCTGATATTATATCTAGATTTGTTGTGAAAGATTCTAATGGTAATCTTACTAATGCAATAGATTATAATATCAAAGTAACTCCTACACGTACATTAATACACAATGCAGTAGAAGGTATTAGTAAGTATGCTCCTATTAATGATGCTAAGTTCAATAATATCTTACAGTTAAGTACTAACTTAGATGAAGAACTTGATAACTTTGGTTACAGCACTGGTGTAAGATCTGCTGAAACTATATATACTATACACGGTGATAATACTGGTTTTACCGGTACTACCTCAGGTGGTGTGTATTATATTATAGCTGGCAACAAACGTCTATCAGGTAGACCATTACCATTAAAGATTAGCACAGTAAGCTATAACAACTTAGAAGAACTAGCTAATCTATTATCTACTATCGTGTTTAAATCTGGGTTCTCAAGCTATGATAAGATAGGTAATACAGATCTTATTGGTTCTGACTTAATAAAGTTATTTTTGAATTATGGAGAAGCTACCCAAGTAAAAGATAATAGTGATATTAGTGATGCTGCTGCTAAGAACCTGCGTAATAAACAGTTATATGTAGATAACACCGGTGTAGTAGGTAAATTAGTATATGGTAACAATAGTACGTCAATTGCGGGTTTAACATCAGACCAGAGAGATAGAGAAAGAAAAGCTTTTGTAGATTGGCTTATGAAGGAAGGATCTATGCCTTTTAAAGTACCTTCAAAAAACAATGATGTTGTATCAGTAGACATGAAGCTTAGAGATCTATTTCAAGGTAGATTGGCAAGTAGTGTAGAAAAAGCTAATGGTAGGTTAGAATTAGTGCCTGGTGTAGTATTTACTAAAGACGACTTAGATCATTCTTTATTGGCATGGATGATTAAGAATGGTATGTTGAAATCTAATCTTAATACAGAGAGATACGAAAGACCTTTTGTTATTGCTGATGGTATTACTCAGGATGCTCCAACTAATATTCCTAATTCTACAGCTGTTCCAACAGTAAGTGAACCTCAAGTTGAACAACCTACAGTAGAAGAAAAACCAGCTCCTACTCGTAAACGTCGTACTTTCCGTGATCTCAATACATTTGGTGGTAGCGAAACTGAAGTAAGAGTAAACTTTACTCCCAATAAGACATATACTTCTAAAGAAAAGATGAATAAGGTTCAAGCACGTAACTTCTTGAAAGAGAAGTTAGGTATGTCTGATGCTGAAATTGATATAATTGATGTAGCAGTATCTTCTGATATGCCAGCTACAGCATTATCTCATATGACACAAGATGCTATTCATCTTTACTCTAGTGATCCTGCTGGTGTTGAATATCATGAAGCATATCATAGGGTATCTCTGTTATTAATGTCTGAACAGCAGCGTAATAAGGTATATGATGCTTATAGGGCTTCTCATGAAAATATGAAAAATGCTTCTAACAAACAAGTTGAAGAAGCATTGGCTGAAGACTTTAGAAAGTATATGCTTGAAACTGTACCTTCTAAGGTTTATAGAATCACTAAATGGTTTAATAAGCTTATAGACTTTGTATATTCTTTAGTAGGTAGAATAAGACCTACAAGTATATTTAGGGGTATATATGAAGGTAAATATGCTAATATACCTGTAACACAAGAAGCTAAGGATAGATTTATAGAAGCTTATGGTTATAGAGTTAATTTTACACAGCATGGTCATGAATTTCAGAATATTAAATCTCTTGATAGTTATTTCCAAGCTGTAGATTACTTTACTACATCTTATATTAGTCAGTCTATGACTACTGAAGATATAGTAGACGACTTATCTAGAATTAACATAGACTATAACGATATGAGAGAATTCTTAGAAGATCTTTCATATGATGAAGCTGCTACACCTGAACAGAGAGCTGCTGCTAAAGAACTGTTTGATAATTTTAATATATTTAAACAGGATGTGCAAGCAAAACTAGCAGAGCTAAGTTTAAAGCAAATTAAGGAAGAGCAAGAGTATGAAGAAACAGAGGAACGTGATGGTGGTGAAATAGAAAAGGATAATTTTGACAAATATGATAAAGCATCTTATGAAGTATCCATTCTACACAATATTAGACCAGCTGTTAAACTGTTTCTATCTTCAATAGAAGATCGTGTATATAACACCGCTACTAAAACCTATACTAGGGATATTAATCCTGAAACAGGTATTCCACGTGTAACTCCATTTATGGCAGCTTGGCGTAGAATTGTAGATAAGCTATTTGATGAAGATAGTTATGGTGGCTTAATACGTAAAGCTGCTCAATTATCTAAAACAGATCCTTTCTTTGCTTCTGTATATAATAGATTATCTAAGATAAAAGACTCTAACTTACAGACACAGATATTCCAAACTATTACTGGATTTAGACATAATTTCCTTACTGTAGGATATCAAGATGTTGGTACTAATGAAGTAATGTATATATCTAACTTAGGTGGTAGTGTAAATGTACGTAACGGTAAGCGTATTGTAAGTGACTGGAATAGAAATTTCTATAACAGTGAATTTATGATAACTGATGAACAGGGTAATAGAAAGCCCGATATGGCTAAACTTAAAGGATTAAGAGATGAACTCACTAAAGCTACAAATGAATTAGCAAAGTTAACAGATTCATCTACTAATGAAGATCTTAGTCAAGCACTATATAAATTATTAGATATTTATAACAGAATAGGTATATCTATTACTTATGACACTTTATTCCAAGCAATTGTAGATAAAGTATCAGCTATCAATTCTGTTAACAAGCCTACTATATTACAAGCAGCTAAGGACTTATTAACAAGTAATAGAGATGGTAGTTTGGCTAAAGCTATACCTGAAATATTACGTAGACCAGTAAAAGATAAACCATCTGACCGTATTAAACGTACTGCTGATGCTATATTTACTGGGGAAAATAGCATACTTAACTTAGCTATTGTACATTATCAATTGAATAACAATAACCTTGAAGAAAAGGTATTAGGTCCAAAAAAAACTACAGTTTATCCTCTATCTAAACATAACTATATTACTCTAGAAATAAAGAAATTGAATAATGATAGATCTTATGTCAATAAACTGTTAAAGTGTCCTATCAATAGTTCTTCTATAGTTTATAATCAGTTAAAGAGTAATCCTAATACTCGTCTTACTGTAGGTACATTACTTAACATTACTGAATATAATTCTGGTAATACAGGTACGGATTATCAATCTGCTCCTAAAGTAGAAACATTCATTTCTAAATTCACATTGTCTGAGAACGATATATTAGTACTCCCTACTATGTCTGATAAAAAGACATATATGCCTATACAGGGTCTTAGACTATTTAAAGACCGTACAATGGAGATTGTACCTTTGGATGGTGAACTCAGTATTAGGATGTCTAAAGATGTAATAGAGCAGTTCTATAAGTATTATAAGAGTGAATATGATGCTATACTACAGTATCGTAGAATGAAATTAGCAGAAGACCAAATAGACGATGCTAATAGACCAACTATGTACTTTGGTAAGAAAGGAAAGGATACTGGTAAAGGTGGTAAGTTCCGTATTGCTCGTGGTGTATGGCATACTGATGAAAATGGTAATACTAACTATATAGACTTTAATAGTTTAAGTGACCAAGAATTAATGGATACTTTCAATAATGTTGCTCAATTGAAAGAAGACATTAATACTACACTAATTCACAGAGCTCATGAACAGTTAATGTACGTACAGAAATTAGGTTTGATTGAACAAAAGAAATCAGGCTTATGGTCTAATAAGTTCTTACCTGTTTCATCTATAAATGAAAGAAGTAATAACTATGCTAACACATATGCTCAGTTATCAGGTTCTCAGAATAAAATGTTAAGAGAGAACCTTGCTATTATGGATGCTATTTGGACATTTACTGTTAATCATTTTGTTTCAATGTTTGAAACAGAAAAGGTAATATACAAAGATGTAGCATTCTTTAAGAATTATCCAGATGTATCTAAACGTCTTGCTGGTACGCTATCAACTGGTGATAGACCTAGATTGGACTTTACAGATCCAAATCATATTATGAATAAAATACCTAGGTATAAGAATGGCAGATACAACGTGGCTGGTCTGAAAGATATCGAAACACATACTAATCAACCTAAAGAACTTTACAAAGCTATTTACAGAGCCTATGTAAGAGAACTTATGGAAAATGATGGTAATTATACTAAAGAATTCATAGACAATGTATTTGAATCTGATGATTTATTTAGTCATGAAGATATACCTCAGGCTATTAAAGATAAAGCTAAAACTAGTACAGAGCGAGATTTAAAACTATATGGTGATATTACTATGGATAAAGATGGTAATATTACTATAAATACAGAAGATAATCCTATTAACCAAGCAGATGCTTCTGTATATTGTTCTCCTACTATGTATAAAGCTATTCTTGCTACACAAGGCTTATTAGATGCTGAGACTGAAGCTGCTATTGATTACGTAGAAGAACATGCTGATGATCTTGGTGATGTACGTAAATATGTAAATACCCTAGCAGCAGTAATGTCACCAAAGAAGATGGTTTACTTTGGTAATGAAATACTTGAACCATTACAAGGTGAATTCATAAATATGCCTATCTTTAATAAGATGGCTATCTTCCCTCTGTTTAAAGTATTAGCAACTGGAGACTTAAAAGCACTGTATGATAGAATGAATGATACTACCAATCCTATTGATATGTTTACTACTAAATCGGCAGTAAAAGTAGGTAATATCGTTGAATATGATTTCTATACAGATACTTCTCAGTCTCAAATATCCGAAGAATTTACTAAGGATGAAAATGGTTCTTATAACAAACCCATTACATTTAGACAACAGAGCTTTGGTAACTTATTAAATCAGATGCCTATTGAAGCTCACGAAGCAGAAAAGCGTATGTTGGTAACACAGGCTATGAAAACTGTATATTCTAACATCAGACTTGATGGTGATTATTATTTACCAAATGGTAAAAAGCTATCTGGTCGTGAATTACGTGATTATGCTATGAGAGCTATTGATGACTTATCAGATAGAGGTTTAAATAGGCTTTTAAAGGATTTACACGCAGTTAAAAATGAAGATGGTACATTTACCTTCAAAGACTTACAAGGTATCTCAGATTCGCTTGTAAGAGACTTAATTGCAAGTAATACTGATTCTGATATAGTAAATCAAGTTGCATTGAATGAAAGAGGCGAGTTTAATGTACCTATTTCAGCATCACCATTATCAAAACAACTTGTAACTAAGTTAATATCTAAAGTAAATAAAGAGACTGTAGATATTAATTTACCTGGTGGTACATTTGTACAGATGTCTTCATTTGGTATGAAATCTATAGACAAACTTGGTCAAGCAGAAGCTAAACAAGACTATAGTAAATATATGGTAAATGAAGGTCGTAAGCTAATGCTTAAGAATGAAAATAACTCTATGGACTGTGTAATTAGTATTAACTTACTTAAGCACATTATACCTGGTTATGATAATATGTCATTCTTAGAGGCTAGACAATGGTTAATTGATAATCATATTATTGGTGATAATGCTTCACCTTCAAGTATGGCTTATCGTGTACCAACACAAGGTATGTCTTCTATTGCTGCTCTTACTATTAGGGATGTAGTAATGTCTCAAGCAGGGGATATTATAATATTACCTGATGAATTTACTGCAAGAACTGGTTCTGACTTCGATATTGATAAATTGTTCTTAACCCGTTATAACTATACTACAAAACGTTCTAATAAACTTGGTAGAAATGCTACTAATGTTGAAAAAGAAAATGCTTTAAAAGGGTATGATGCTTGGGCAGATGAAGTATTAGCTATTCGTAATGGAGAACCTGTTACAAGGAGAAACTCAATGAAGGCTTCTGAAGCTATAAACGAATACCTAGAAAGTAAGAATTCTAATATACGTTATGATATTGTAGACGGTAGCTATAAAGTATATGAGTATGTAACTGCTAAAACTGAATATAACTTTGATAAACCTATGTCAGAGAATAGTCAAGGAGCAATAGAAAATCTACTTATTGATACATTTATGGCTTCATTACTCGATCCTAAGAATGTACACGATACTACTAGACCTCTTGACGTACCTGTAAATATCATGAAGAAAGGTATTGTAGAAGTATATTTCCCAGATGTTAAGAATAATCAAGCTCTATTTGAATACACAGAAGCATATCAGGATAATTTAAAACAAGACTTTGCTGATAGTAAATCAGGTATTGGTCCTTTTGCTTTGAATAACCCTCATCATGTATTAGGTCAATTAGTAGAGTTAGTAATGCAAGCACCAGAGTATATGCCTAAATTTGGTAATTTGCATAGAGTGTCTGGTGTAGATGATATTCATATCCTTGACTGGTTGTCTGCATTGATTAGTGCTCACGTAGACGTTGCTAAAGATAACTATATTATTAAACTGAATGTAAATACATTTACTTATAATGTCACTAACTTGCTACTAAGAAGTGGCGCTGGTAAGAACACTATGTATTTTGTATCTCAAGAGATAATGAAACGCATGGCACAGGATTATATTCAGAGTAAAGGTACTTATGCTATCGATTCTACTAAATCATTCCAGAGTAGGTATAATGAGAAAGAGAAAGCTATTCTTGAAGAGTTTACTAAGAAAGCTAATCAAGCGGCTACTAATAAAATTCAGAGAGATGCTATAACAAATCTTTTAAATAATGATAAACTTAGTTGTGATGAATTATTTGAAATACCTGAAGCTGGTAAGTTAGGTTATCTTGAGAATCTATTGCGTAAAGCCAATGAGAAAGAAAAAGATTTTGACTATTACTATGGACAACTTCTTGTATATAAGATGTATAAACAGATAGATCCTATGGCTAGAGCCTTATCAGATCTCGTTAAAGCATCACAGGTTGATACTAAGAAGTTTGGTAAAAATGCTATAGAAATGCGTCAATTCTTAGATAAAATAGCTGATGTACAGTCATCTCCTTACTTTACTCCAGAAATGATAGATAAGTTCTATAAAGATACATTCTTACAAAAGAAGATTGACAATAGTATTATATTTACTTTAAATCTATTAGGTAATATAAATATCCAGAGTAAAGATAAATATTATAATAAGTTTAAATCTTTTGTTAATGCAAGTGGGTTAGCAACTATATCTAATAAACAAGCTATTACTGCTATTACCAATGCTATAGACTCTTTCTGGAGATCAACGGCTTTATATGCTGACTCTTCGAGTCCACTTATTAATAGTATGAGAGAGCTTAATAGACTGTTTATTGGTACCGATAGTATAGCTAAGAGATTAAATAGACTGAAAAAGGATATACTTGCTGATAAAGCTAATAATGGTAATAAGTATCCTATGATATCTGTTACTAATGGTAGAATCAGTAATCTATTCCTTAACAGTATAACAGGTGTTACAGATACTACTAATAAAGGTATAGACTATATTCGTCTTGACTATTCTGATGATATTAATTCTAATGCGAGTAGACAAATACGTGAATACTGGCAAGAGTTATTAGATAGTAATGTACCAGAATTACATGATTTTGCATATGATTTAATTCGCTATGCAGTGTTTAGCGGTACAGGTATCAAACATCTTAATTCACTATTTGACTTTATTCCGCAAAGAGCTTTAGAAGAAATAGGTTACTTTGATGCAGTACGCAATATAGAAGATGATACTGTAGATTTTGATCTCTTATTTACTAAGGAAGATATAGATGAAATCTATCGTAATAACTGGCAGAATGATACATTAGTACCTACTGTAAATTTAACAAGGAAAGGTATATATAAACTTACTGCTGTTGTTAGAGGCAAGTTAACCAATGTTGCCTTTAAAGGTTCTGATAAACGAGCTTTATGTAAGAATTTAGAAGGTATATCTATTTATCATCCTTATGTTAAGGTAAGAAATAATAGGTCTACTGGTAATTTTGATTTATATAAGTATATCGGTACTTTTGTAAAGGATGATGGCAAACAGATTATTGAAAAGCCTGTATACATACTTGTTAATAAGAAAGGGTACAGAGAAGGTGGTAAAGGTATGGTAACAGAATATTTAAGTAAATGGGTAGTTGGTGAAACAGCATCAAGATACTCTATAATACCTGGCAACAATGTTGCTCCTAGTTATTCAAATTATGGTGGTAACTTCTTAGAAGACATACCAGAATTGATTAATAACAATGTTATACCTAAACTTAATTCTCAAACCAATGATGTTACTAAAGCTGGGTTAGATGGTGTATTCCATCCAGCAAGTAGTATAGATTATATGTTTGGTCTTGATGGTAATAATAATGATATTAGATATCAATTGAATGAGGAAATGAGTGAAGATGGTGAAGTAGAACAAGCATCTGAAGTTAGACCTACTACAGAGGGACAATCTACAGAAACTACTAGTGATTTTAATGATAAAAATGAATTTCCTACTGATGAAATGAATCATTGTATTAAAAGTTAATCATATATGAGTATAATTTGTCCTAATTTAAAAAACGAAGAAGTTGCAAGAGAATTCGAAGAATTAAAAAATGCAACTAGTGAAGCAGCGGCTTATCATATATGGTCGCTTAACAATGGTAATAGCATAGATAAGGCTCCCAATGGGGAGCCATCTAAGCTATTTTCAGACCTTTTAGAGCATTATAAAGGTGATAGAGTAGCTGCTATTCAAGCTAAGGCTAGAACTTACTCTGAAAGTTTTAGAAATTGGTTTGGAGAATCCAAAGTAGTAGACGAGAATGGTGAACCTTTGGTAGTATATCATCACGCCAATTCTCCTATAAACGAGTTTTCTATAGAATTTGATAACTACTTTTCTACAATTAAAAACGGAACGAAAAAAGCTTTATTCTTTACTGGTACAGCAAATCCTAAAAAAGGCACAGTTTTAGATAGAGAATATAAATTTCCTGTATTTTTAAAAGCTAATACTGTAATTGAAAAAACTGGTACAAAAGACGATTTAAAAAAACAAGGAGAAAGTTTTACTGCAACTATAAATCGTGCAGCTGAAGAAGCAGATATTGCTATATTTCACGGTATTGATGATAATCAAGAATTAAATCAAAATATTTATGTTATAAATAATCCAAATAATGTAAAATCAATAGATAATCAAGGTACATTCTCTACTCAGGATAATAACATATATCTAGCAGATAGTAACACAGAAAATATAAGTCAATTAGAATCTATGCAATCTTATAGTAATAGTAAAGAACTATTAGATAATATGGATTCTGAAATGGCTACTGTACTCAATGATGTTGCTAATAAGATAAATATGCAGCCTGTATATATTGAATATACAGATAGACCGTTAAATGATATATATCCTGAAGCTACTTACTGGACACCTGCTATATATGATAGAGCGACAAATAAGATTGTAGTAAATACTACTGGTGACTTTAGTAGATATGGTTCATTAGAGAATGTATTGTTACATGAAATAGCACATGCTATTACTCTAGACTCTTTGGCAGCAGATACAGAAGCAGCTAATGAACTTAGAGCTATACAGAAAGAATATGCTGCTACTCATGAAGACCATGCTAGTAAGAATGTATATGAGTTCGCAGCTGAGTTGTTCTCTAATCCTGAAGTAATCCACAATATGCAGGACTTCCCTGCACCTACTGGTAAAAAGACTATACTACAAAAGTTAATGGATTGGTTTAAGAGATTGTTTGGTAAGAATACTACTCATGAGAATCTTATAAACAAAATAGTAGAAAATGTAATTGAATACAATGCTTATCAAACATTAGAGCATAATGAAAATACTGATGATTATATACCTTTAGCGTTACCTGCTGCAAGTAAACGTGAAGAGATTGCTGCTACTAAGTTGATGTCTACTTTTGATTCCATAGTAAAGACATTAGAAATACGTACTCAATCTATGCAGTATAACCCTATTGATGATTCATTTGATAGAAGAGAAACTGTTAGAAATACAAGTGTTTTTAATAGATTATATAATCTTTCTAATACTGTAAAGAATATTACTGACCCTAATAGTATGCTTGATGTACTTAATGGTAGTATTGAATACATGAATAGTGTAATAGACTCATTAGCTGAAGCAGAGAAAGTTCTTGATAATATCAATGAGAAGATTGAGAATGCTAAAGCTATGGGAGATGAAGCAGCTACTAATAAGTATAGAGTAGCACTAGATAACTTTGGTGCTGAGTATCTATATCCACATGAAGCTAATTTAAATAACTTGTATGAGACAGTATTCTCACAAGAGTTTAATGATGCTATATATGAATCATTACTTGGGACAAATGTATTTAATGATATTAGACAGACTTTAAATGCGTTAAGAGCTGAGTTCAGTTCAATTAAGATGGATAGTAGAGATAATATTGGTTGGAAGTATAAAAATACTGTTATTAGAACTCTTACTAACTTCTTAAAAGGTGAGATGGAAGAAGCAAATGATCCTCGTATAGAGAGTGCATTGATGAACTGGTTAAGTTTTGATTCTGATATTTCAGCATACCGTAAGTATGTAGGTTTACCTAATAGTACAAACAATGCTGTTATCTCTTCTGTTAGAAAGGTTATAGGTGATGTAAACAATGAGGTTCATAAGAAAGTATATCACAAGTATGCTGAGCTTATGGGTTTAGCTGCTGCTACAAGAGATCATTTATTACTATTTGAAAGAAACTCTAAAGGTAAAAAAACAGGTTATATCATTAGAGATAGAAAGTATGGTGAATATCAAAATGATAAGTATAATTGGCGTAAGAAATGGTTAAAAGACCATAAATTAGCTAGTGTAGATGAGTTGAAACTTGATCAAAATTTATGGTTAGAATATCAGAGAGCCTATAATGACTGGAAATCTAAACATGCTGAAAGAAAATATACTCCTGAGTTCTATAATATATTTGCAAATCTTAGTATAGAAGCTAATCAGGCATTATCCGAAGTAAATATAGATATTGATAACTTACTTAAGCCTTATTTAGATAATGTTACTAAGAAACCTAGATTCGAAAATATGTCTCAAGATGATTATGATAAATATCAAAGATTACTTGAAAAGAAAAGGAATTTAGCTAACCCATATGATGCTCTTACAGGCGAAATAAAGCCAGAAGATAGCGTAGAGTATAAGATAGCTATGGAACTTACAGAAGCTTATGAAAAGATCCGTAAAGGGCTTAAATCAAAGGCTAATATGGCTGCTTTCATGGCTGAGATGGAGAAAATGAGGGAAATAGAAGGATATACTCCTGATGGTAGATATACGCTGTATGAGGCTTGGTTAGAAAGAAATACGAGATGGGAATATACTCCAGAATTTGAAGCTCTTGTATCTAAACAGAATAAGAAAGATTACGGAGAGATATATGACAGATTATATCAAGCAAGAACTAATCTCTTAAAACTTTACAGAACCGATAGATACGAAGTAGATTATATTCGTATGCCACAAGAAGTAAAAGAGAAGATTAGAGAACTTGATATAGCTATGTATAGGATACGTCGTAAATCAGGTAAGTTAGGTGGTGGTAGAAGACTGTTTAAGTTTGAACTTAGTGATATAGCTAAAGATAATGGTGGTAAAGATGCAGTATCTCCTGATGATATATGGGTAGATGATAAAGGTGTCAAGCATTACTTCTCTTATATGACCACAGTAAAACCAATAAATGATAAGTACATGCATAGAGTACCTAATAATAATTGGGCTGAGACATCTGAAGAATCTGCTTTCTATAATCCTAATTATGATCCTACTATACCTGAAGCTGAACAGCCTAAATTAGAGTTATATGATAACAGAAAAGATTATAATGCTGTTATGAGAAACACTAATTTATCTAAGCTTAGACAGGCTTTAATAGATACCATAGGAGAAACTAATGCTAAATTAACTCATACCAATTATCGTAATGATTACAAGTTACCACAGATACCTGGTACTATATGGAACTATATAAGTGGTAAAGGTTTAGTTACTGGAGTTAGAGATTATATGTTAGATGCTTTTGCTATTACTCCAGATGATGAATTACATGGTGTAAAGAATGAAGTAAGACCTAATGGTACTGAAATTAATATTATGCCTACTCAGTATACTACTATGTTAGCAGATCCTTCTGTAGGTACTAATGACTTAGTTGGAGCAGTAATGCGTTATTATAGAATGGGGTGTAACTATGAAGCTAAAAAGAAAGTAGCTCCACAATTGAATCTGTTAGATGAAACTATTAAGAAAGAAGGTAAAGTAGTAAAGAGTCAGAATACTGTATCTGCAGCAAATTCTAATCTTAGTTATGTAATACATAAGTATATTTCTTATCATTTATATGGTAGACGTACTATATTGCCTGAGATTACTATAGGTAATCATCGTATTTCATTAGATAAGATTTTTAGACATTTTGCTACATGGGGTAGAGATATAGGTCTATCTTGGAATTTACGTTCAGCTATATCTGGTGGTGTTTCTGCATGGTCTTTTTATGCTGCTGATGCCTATATTAATATGCATATGAATGTCCGTGATTTTACTCTGGGTAATGCGGAATTAGCTAAAGAATTGCTCACACTTAAGACTTTAAGACAGCTTGGTAAGAATATGGGAGATAGTGATTTAATATCTATGCTTGAATATAATGGGCTAACGTTTAAGCAAGAAGAAGATATGTCTAACACTAATAGGTGGAGAGTTGGTAGAATGGTAACAAGAATTGTAGAACCATATTCTGCATTTAAAATGATGTCTTTCTTACCTAACTCTATATTTATGAGAGGTATCTATAACAATTATAGATTACTCGAATTAGAAGATGGTAGTAAGCATTTTATTTCTGAGAATGATTTTCTTTATAACCATTTTCCTGAACAGTCTATAGAAGAAAAAAGAGCTATCTATAATTCTACTAAAACTACCTTATGGTCAGCATATGATAAGAAAGGTGGAGTTAAGATAAAACCAGAGTATAAGAAGTATGTGACTAAAGAGTTAGAGAATGAGATAAGTGATAAATTAGGTAATATATCAAGTCATGCAGAAGGTATAGTTGAAAATGCTGATAAATCCGGTGTACATTTACATACTGCACTTTCTACTATACTGATGTTCCGTGCTTTTATACCGAAAAATATAGAAAACACATGGAATCCAGCATATTGGAATTACCAAACAAAAGAACTTGCTATAGGTACAGCAATGGCTTATTGGTATGGATGGCTTTATGGAGCTAATAACTGGGGTATAAAAGCAATAAGAGCTCTTACATTTAGAAACAAGGAAAAAGATATATCTGAATTATCAGATAGATTTAATGTTAGTGAGAGTTATACAAGGAAGCAGATTGAAACTTATGCTAAAAGGTTTAATGCTCAAGTATTTACTTATATATTCTGGCTTACTTTATTTAATGCTTTAGGCATGATAGGTAGTACAGGACCTGATGATGATTATTGGTATAAAAATATCCTTATGCTTGAATTAAAGAAGATTTCACTTGAATCTGGTTCAAGATATAATGTTATGGATATTGCTGATATATTTAACTCAGTATCTCCATTACTACAGACTTTAGAGGATATAGGTACTGCTTTTGGTCCTTGGTCTTACTTCAAAGAAAGGAAATATAAGAAGATCAAGAAAGGAGCTTTTAAAGGTCTATATGGTTGGCAAAGAGACTTTATTAAAGTTATTCCTTGGCTTAATGCTTATTATAATATGAAGAATCCAGAAGAGAAATTACGAGACTTACAGAATCGTATTGGTGGATAAACAAAAAGGGGAGCGTTTCACAACGGTCCCCTTTCTTTTTACAATTAATATTAAAACAACTAAATTACAGCGATTATTCAAAGTAACTCATGTCTTCTAAACACGGGCTAATCTGAATATTTATATCTTGTTCCTCAATGTGATTGAGTGTAAATACTTCATTTTTACTTTCTAAGTTTACATCTTCAAATACTATCATAGTTTTATCGGTTTTATTAGAGTTAATTGAATATACCGAAGTAAAGATAAATATTTGTTTCTTTACTTCATCTGATAGTAAGTGATAATACTTATTCTCTACCAGTGATATCAATCTTCTCTGTGTTGGGTTTATTCGGAGAATAAATACTGTATGGTAATCTATTTCTCCTTTATAACGATACTTACCTATAAATAGTTTGTGATTACTAACTTTTTGTACCATATTTGTATACTCAAGGTATGATAGACCTTTATAATCAATATAGATATTATTATCTTTTATCCAATATTTTGTATACTTATATAATACAAGATTTACATATGAAGCATTAAAGAATAGAGCTATCACAGCATTCATCATATATCTCTGATCCATCTCCCTCATAGTAATTACGAGAGTAATCCCATAAATTGTTCTGTTTATGCCAACAGATTTGTTCGATAGTATCTGATATTAATGTAAGTTTTGCTTCAATAGATTCTGGTGTAAACTTAAATACTTTTACTTCATAACCATTATTGCTTTGTATAGCAATGATATATGTTTCATAAGTATATTCAGCAATATCTTTTTGTAATTCGTACTTAAAGTACCAGTGAATAGCTAACCAATAGTATGCTAATTGCCTACGATAGTCATACTCTTCAATAGAATGCTTAAAGTTGTTTACATCAACAGTAGTTTTTAAATCTACTAAAATAATCTTTTTCTCTGTATGATCAATTATTAATCTATCTAACAAAGACTTACATGATAGCTGATAGTTTTGGAAAGTTTTTGGAAATTCCCAATTTATGTGAAACTCATTGTTTTGTTCACATGTACTTGGTAAGTTATATAGTAATTCATTTGCTTTCTTATGCTTCTCAAGATTACTCTTGATTGTTTTTAGCATACGAAGATCTGCAAATGATATTACTTTCATTTCAGTTTGCCTCTCAGTCTTAAGATATTCAATATAGTTCTCTAGCTTTTTAGCCATTTCTTTGGCTTCTAAGAGTACTTTATCGTTACTCTTACCTTTTGTACTATAAGCAGCTGAATAAGCCTTTATAAGGGCTAAATCAGGGTCTATTTCTACAGTACCAACTAGATTCTCCGCAAACAATTGTTGCTGTTTACTACTTGGAGTATCAAAGTCTAATATCCGATAATGAGCCCAGAATTCATCTGGTTGAAGTATGTACATATGTATCATAGTTCCTTTATCTAAATAACTAGCTTTAAGACCTTCAGCGGTTCCGTCTAACGTATCTTTCAAGTATTTTGGACCTTTCTTTATAAAGACTCCTAAGTTACTGTTAGAGATACGTGTCATATCTTCATAATAAGGTATACTTAAATCCATAATCAACCGTCTTCATCATCATCATTGTTTTCTTCTTCTAATCCTATAAAGGTAAATTCTCTTTTCGGACCAAAATCAATAATGAGATCAAAATTCAAAGTGTTAGTTTTCATAGGCTTTTATCTTCTTTATACATTCTTCTGTTTCCTTATGATTATGTACTATGAAAAGCATATATTTCTTATCTAAATTATTTAATTTAAGATAATACATAAATAACTTCCATTTATAAGGAAACACATCATTCGGCCTACCTTTTGCTTCGATTATAAAGTTGTTACCAACAAAATCTGGAGTATAAGTCATAGGCCGAATTTTTTTATCTTGAAACTGAAATGAAGGTACAAGTTCAAACTTGATAGGTTCATATTCAGCTTTTAACTTCTCTTCTTTAAGTCTAGAGTAAACATAACCTTCTAATTTACTCTTGAATGATATCCCGTCTATCTGAATTGGAGTTGCATTCTTGACTTTCTTGTTTACTGAGCTTTTCTTCTTCTTTATCATGCATATATGATTTAAATATAAACATGAACGTAGTAAGATTTACTATGTTGCTGATAGTACAGCATAAGAAGCAGAAACATATTAATTCAAAAATACTACAGGTTAACGTAGTATTAAGTATATCTAAACTCATGATTGTTCTTTTTCAAGCTTATCTGCCATTTCAGATAGTTCTATTTTCAATTCTTTAAGTTCTTTAATCTTATCATCTAATCGTTTTTCACTTGAATCTGCTTGATAATTAAAGAAACGATTGATTTTAATATTCGTCTCTTTATCAAAGAAACGCATAATAATACCAAAGAATACTGAGATTAATAGAAAAAGAACTGACGGAATTGCAAATAACCAAGAAATTGCTGTACAAATACCGTTTTTAGCTTTAATTAGAAAATTCTTCATATTTTTTTAATGTTTGGTTTAACCATTCGCTGACCGCTTCAAAGCTATTATTCTTTATAGCGTCGCTAATATCTTTACTTTTAAACTTTTTATGCACTAGAAAGCAATTTAAGCCTGTTTTAAGGCTTATTTTGCGCATATTTTTAACACCAGGAGCATCCCTATCAAAGCATATTAAAATATGCTTAAAACGCTTCTTTAACACCTCTAAGGCATTATCTGGTATAAATGTAGATTCAGAAGAGGGAGATATTGCATTATATCCTAATTCTTTAAGACACATTACATCTTTCATAGACTTAGTAATAATCAATAAATTACCTTTTTCAGGTAATTGAGCATAACCTTGTATATCATACTCTGTTAAATTATTACGCCACTTAGTATATTTATCTGCTAATGGTCTATAAATTTTGAAATGATCATATACTTTATAGGCATACATAGGATTTTCATCCTTATATATACCTTTTACTATACCATTACATAAATAATATTTAATACTATTTACATTGTATAGCTTTAAAGTATTTATAGATATATGAAACTGTGACCAGTAATTTTTGTCAGTTTCTGTAAAATCTTGTCTTACTACACCTATTACAGTTTCCTCAGTAGGTTTTTGTTCTTTAGTACTCTTTAAAACAGTATTATTTTTTATATTAAGGTCTTTGACTATCTGGTTTAATGTATCATTATAGTTAGTAATACCAGTAAATTCTTGTACAAATTTAATAACATCACCACATAAACCATTGCCATGATCTTTAAACAATAATTTACCTGTCTTTTTACTTTGGAATATACCAAATGAGGGATTCTTATCCTCTCTAAAAGGACTATTGTAAATATAACCTATTTTAAATTGTCCTAAATAACGAGCATATATATCATATTCTGATACTCTTGATAAAATATAATCAAGTGTTATTGCTTTTGTCTTATTTGCTCTTCTTGAATCATACATATGCTACAGTTTTAATAGTGGAAGTAGCGGACTCGAACCGCTCCATAGGTATAAACCTGGTCCATTCACACATCTTCGTATCTATTTATTATTAATAGATTGTGTTTACTCCCTTTGTTTTTAAAAACAATTGTAACGAGGGGGGATTCGAACCCCCAGATAAGTTTCCTTATCGCCAATTTAACGATTCCACACTCTTTTCAAGTTTGTCTTCTCTATACCAGTGGTATCCGCTCATTACTGAGCAATCGTTAATCTTCGTCCCCATGCTCTTTGTCGAAGAGTTTTGTAATTTGCTCAATCTTTTGATTGGCTGAATTTTCATCAAGACACTGTCCTGATGTAATCCAAATATCTTCTTTAGTATTCTTATGTTTAGCAGCTATAGAATGACCTAAACCACTCCTACATTGAAATTTTGCTGTCCAAAACTTAAACATATGATATCTAAACATCCAAGGAGAGACACAAGTAAGAATTTGAGGTAGTATCAGTGGATCTTCTGCTTTTTTAATGATTACCTCAGTAATAAGATACTCTAATTGTTCACCTTTGAATCGACCTAAATCTGCAACCTCAGCAAACGTAGAAATTTCTACACGATACCCTTGTTGTTCAAGGTAATCTGCTAATTTAATAGCTGTATAGGACTTGTAAAGCATATCTTCTGCTGTTACCCTCCAGTTTTCACCTATCCCAATATGTAATCGTATAAATTTACCATTTTTATTACCTAATTTCTTTACTCGCTTTTTAAGGCAAGGTAGCCCTTCAAGAAAACGATCGTAATCAAGTTCATCACCATCGTTTTCATCCCATTTATAGGATTTTCCAGAGCCACCTAATTGCATCTCTTGAGTTAAAGACTCAAGTTTGTCTAAGCCTTTATTATAGAAATATTTTGCTTTTTGTATTTCCTCAAGAGATAAACCTTTCCAACCTGGGTCATCTTCATTACAAATTATATCATAATATTGTTTAGTCCCAGTGTCTTCGACAATTTCACACTCCGTGTAAAACTTTTCGAGAGAATCAAAATGTACAGTCAATTTTTTACCCATACTTCACATAATTTATCCAAAAAATACTTTAGTTATTCCAGAAGAATCTAATTCTTTACTCTCTGTAATTCGTTCTTTATTCTCTTGAGTAAAGAACTTCTTGACCATTTCCCTTTCGGTATCAGTCCAGTTACAGATTAGCATGTCCTTCCAATTTTTGAAATAAGCCTTCTTCATACGGGTACCAGATTGAATCATACGCGTAGACGCAATACGACGTATGTTACAAGCTTTGATACACTCACGAAGTTTCCAAACGTAGTTTACTACATCAACATCATATTGACTTTCGTAATCTACAGAATAGTCAACTTCTATAATGCCTCCGATGAATCGGTCAATAGTAGATGCGTCTAATTGATTGTTAGCCACATACTGTCGACTCGCACCACTGCCAAATGTATTAGAAGTAGCAATGATGATACACTCGGGGTTACGACTAACTAAACCAGTAGTAGTCTCTATCTCATCGTTAGCAAGAGCGGCATTTAGGACTTGACCTACCGCAGGGTCTAATGCTGTCATCTCATCAATCAAGATAATAGATGGCTTTGCATAATATTCAGCAAACTTTGTGCTTTCTCGAGTAGGATATTTATATCCAAGGAACTCTGTAGCAGATGTTCCAATACCACAAGATATACACAAGTAAGGTAAATTCAGTTCTTTTGCGGTCATACGAGCCATAGTAGATTTACCACAGCCTGCAGGACCTACCATCCAGATGTTACGCATACCTGCTTCAACAAGTTTTTTAAGTTGTTCGTGAGGTTGAAGCTTAGACATATCAATCATCTTTGCTTCTTCTTCAGCTTTACGTTTCTTTTCCTCTTCTTTAGCTTTAAGCTTTTCAACAAGCTTTCGTAGTTTTTCTTGATGTTCACTAAGATTCTGTATATTTATGCCACTCGGAGAAGTTTTATACTTTTCTCCTTGAAGATTTTCTACAGTAAAACTAGTATTTCCGGTAGCTTCACTCTTTTCCTTTTTGATTACCTTCCAGTAATCAATAGGTTTATATCTAGACTTTTTACCATTTTTATCCTTTTTAGTAGTAGTAATACTACCAAAGAACTGATCTCCAACTTCAAGTTCTTTTGGTTTTGTCTTAGAAGTTAAAGAATCACTTGATGGTTCTTGTAATGCTTCACTTGCTTTTTCTGCTTGTGATTTTTTTACTTGACGTTCTAATGTTTTCTGTAACATAGAGAGAAAACCACTAGATACATCATAACCACTTGTTTTTACCTTAGGAGTTGCACCTGAATCTTTTTTATCTACAAGTGTTGCTTTGATTGTTTCGTCTATAGTTTGATAATCTAACATATTGATTCGTTTTAAAGTTAATAAAAAGGGAGGATAACTTTTGTTACCCCCCCAATTTCTATATTGGTATGCCTAAAACGGCAAATCATCAACATTATTCTGTTGTGATGTATTATCTAATGTTCCATTTACTACCTGAAAAGGATTAGCTGTAGAAGATTCTGTGTCAGCTACCACCGGTTTTTCAAATAAATCAATACCTAATTTAACGATAACAGATTTGCCTTCATTTACTGTAGACATCGGTTCGATAAATGTATACTTTGCATACTGTGGTAAAGAAATATAGCCAGTTTTACTATATACAGCTTTAATACGAACAGGAGTCGTCTTAACTTTTTCAGTAGATAACTTATCAATTACCCACTGTGCATACTCCTTAAATCCGCCTTCTTCTTCGTACTGGAGTTCTTCTTCCTTATAATAACAAATAAGGATTTCTTTAATTCTTTCCCACTGATTATCTACTTTAGCATAGAATACATCATCAGGAAGATTTTCTCCTGTACTTGTTGTATGACGTGGTTCCCATTCTGTGTGAGTCATAGTTCTGTTATCTTTAACAAACTTAAACTCAATAAAATTTCTACCTTGTACTGATGTACCATATCGTACTCCTGTAAGGAATACATCATCATGAATACCAGCAGACAAAAATGCTACATCCTTCTTTTCAATTTGTTTTGCTCTACTTGAACTATACATACTATTCTTAATTTTTAGTTAGGCAAATATATTTTATTCCAATTAGTAGTTATTTTGCCAGATTCGTCACTTTCTGCAATAACAACTGTTTTACCTCTAAGATGAGGTGCTCTCGCTTCTACTATATTATTCTCTCCACCTTGAAAAGATATGAGAGTTTGGTTTTTCTTTCTATAAACATATCCAATAGCATCTGCTTCACCACAGATGATATCACTTAGTCTACCAGCTAAATCTAACTGCATTTCAGAAAGTTCTTCACCTTCTTTATTGACTAATTTATCTTTAGTATGACCTACTAAGATAAATTCTTCGCATAATTCGCGAAACATATCGATAACTTTTCTTACAGCTTGTCTGATATAAAACCAGCCAGCGCCATTAGGCAACATACGAACATCACCTCTATAGGATTTACCCATTGGAGTCTGATTATACAAAGTAAGAGCATAGCTTAACGTCATCTCTTCTAAGCGTGTTGCATTATCGATAGTAATATGTTTATAAAAGAAGCCATTACACTCTTTGTTCTTTTGACGAATTGCTGCTGCAATTTCGCCTAAATCTGCTACATTACGAGCTTGAACACTAAGTGCATCTAAGAACTGAGAACCACCTTCAAGGTCAATGATTAGATTATTCTCTAGTTCACTTACTATAGTAGTTTTGCCTGATTTAGGTTTGCCAAAAATAATAAGGAATCTTGGATTAGATACCTTAGCTTTTACTTTTTCAGTAGGTAATACTATCATAAATTATGATTTTATTACTTACATAGTATGATAATGTTTGTCAAGTTTTGAAAAGTTCTGAGATAGTAAGTTTGTTAATATTATATTGCAAAAACGTTAACAATAGTAATTGAAACATTAATAATTGTTGTACGAGTTTCTCGTGATAACGAGCGAAAATAGTCGCGATTTGCATAGGTCGGAATTACAACATCTCCGATCTGTACAAAATCACCAAAAAAGTTAGCCGGGATGCCGTTAACAAGAGCATCATAGCTTTCTTCTCCACGATAATTCCGATATGCTTTCATTGCATTAACTGCACGCTGCCATGCTTCGAATGCGTCAAGATCACGCTGAATTTTCTTAAAGCGATAAGCTGCGTCATACAAAGAACTCTTGTTTGTTTTCAAACTAAAAGGAAGAGTATAAACAAAATCTTCCGTATTACTCGTTCGCCGATCCAGAAAGGAACTTTTAAAATACGGTACAAAATTTGTAGCTTTGTCAAAAAGATTCTGCGTATAAGCACTATAATTAGAATTCTTATTAGAATTATTCAAAGAGATAATAAAATCTTTCATGTCAGTCTATTTTTTAAATTTAACTAATCGGTAGGATTAGCTTCTGCTTGTCTATCTATTTCAATAATGTTATTGTGTGCTAGGTCGTTTTCAAAATCTAAAATTGCTAATTGACCTTCACGATTCTTTAGAATGTGAATATAGATCTTATTTTGTACTGGTAATCGATGAGGACCATATATAGTAAAGCCTAAAGTTTCTGGACGGGCTATTACTAACACAACATCACTACCTTGAAAAATAGCATCAGCAGATGAAATGTCACTTCTCATAGGATAGTGACAGGATGGGTTATTAATTCGATCAGGAGACTCAATGTTCCTATTCATTTGAGAGAGCTGAATTATTGTAGTGCAACCTACCTTCTTTGCATTAATAAAACAGTTCTGTAAATCTCTAATAATAGATAAAGCATTCTCTTCGCTTTTTCCGCGTACTAAGAGAGTGTGGTCAAGTACTATTACTAACCATTTATCTTTTGCTATTTCCTCTTGAAATTTAGCTATTGTAGCAGCTATTTGAGCTACATTTGCAGCTGTATCTACATAGTAGATAGGATATTTAGATAAATCATTTGCAACCGCTTCTATGGTCTCAAATTCAGTATCTGAAATATCTCTTTCACCGCTATATAAGGTATTAGTAGTAACACCTAATTTACCGCTTATCTTTCTACCTACTTGTCGGCTTGAAAGCATTTCAAATGAAAAAGACAAGATAATAATATCTTTATTAGGATTTAAACTACAAAAATCATTTTCTAACATGCTCGCAAATGCTGATTTACCAGATCCTGATGCTCCTACTATAGTATAAATAGTACCAGGTTCTATACTGCAAACTCTATTGAATTTTCTCCATCTTGTAATTAGAGGTTCAATTTCATGTTTTCTACGTAAATCTATATATTCCAGAGTTTCTTTAGCTACTTCTGAAATATGTCTAAATGATAAAGGAGCATTATATAAGGGTTGTTCCATATGTATTTGCTTCTGTTATTTCATTAGACTTCATTTGCTCATCGAGTGATTCCCACTCACACTGGGTTAACCATTTCCACATAGTTTTCATATAACCCATACGACCTGTCATAGTAAGATCATTTAATTGAAATTTTAAACATTCCATTAAATGTTGGTGAGTTGCTTTGCTTTTTCCTACTATGGAGTTATACTTTTTACGGCAATTATTTACATTTGCTCGAAGAAAACTCTTTGTACCATCTGGTCGAATGACAACTTGTGGATAAGCTGCATAGAATTCGTCAAACATTGTAATTTTTCTTTCGACGATTTTTATAAGATTATCAGTAGGCAAATAAGTGATTGCTTCGTTTGATATCTCTTTTACTATGTAGCCTCGATTGATTAAATCTTGTATTTCTGCCTCGCTCACCAGACTGACGAGTTGCGAGACGTGCTTGATGCTTTTTTGATTAACGTCTAATACAAGATTTAAGAACACTAACTGATTTATAGTTAATGGCTTGATCATATCAATCAAGCTTATATCTAGTTCTAATACCATATTCTTCTCCTTTCGTTAAAAGAAGTCTATGTTATAGATTGGATAGTCTTTGTTAAGTTATGAAAAGCCCCATAGACTTAGCTGTTGTGGCTTTAATGCGTTAATAATCTTTGTTGCTTGTAGAATGTAATAAGCATAATTAATATTATACTGGTCAATAGGTTTATCTTCTGGAAGTGTATTAAGTATAGTAACACCATACCCTTTAAGCATATTTTGATACTCTTTTATACCTTTATTGTCTTTCCATTTCCATAAATATAAACCATTTGTACTAACATAAAAACGATTAATTCGCTGTTGTACTTCATTGTTGTATTCTACTGTCCATTGTTTACCTGTTTTTTCAGCTTGTAAGAATTTACGAATGTCTTTACAGTTCATTATAGTATCTTCTACAGGTATTCCGTCTGCAAAATACCTAATAACTGCTTCAGGTATTATCTTAGGATTAAGACCTTTACCAAGTAAGACATCTGTAATAAACATACCTTTCTTTTTAATAAGTTTATCATCTTTATTAGCTTTATATCCTTCTTTAATTGCAATATAATCATTAATTGCAAATTGATACATAGCTTCAAAACGATCTTCTTCAAGTTCAAGCTTTGTTAACTGTTCCCAGGCTTTACAAGCTTGTTTAACCTGTTCGTATTTGTTTTTCTTAAGTAAGACAAATAAACCATCAGTATTAGCCTGTACTATTCTACAATCTAATTTAACTAATGATTCAGCTAACATAAGTAATAGCAATTGCCCGTTAATACGGATTTGCATTACTGCAAAAGGACTGTAACAAAAATTATGTTCGTTTTGTAAATTACCACTTAAACCATTTAACGCAAGTTTCAAAGTTTCATTTTTTACTTTGTTTCCATTTCTTTTTGCTTCTAATCGTTCTTCTCTAATTTGAGAATAAACTTCAAGAAATTCGGGTCCTAAATGTTTAGGATAAAACTTGTATTGTATTAGCATACTTGGATATAGAGAAGCAACGTCTATATCTATTAGCATTTCATCTTCTTTTGGTATAATAATCTCAGGATTATTTACTGAATGAATACCGCCTACTCCTACAGAATAACGTAGATTATCAAATATAAATTTATACTCATATCCTTTTCTACCTGGAGGAACTATTTGTTTCTTCATTTCTTCAAGCATATTTTTAAGAATAGGAGATTCATATTTAACAAAAGGAAGTATAACATCTTTCAATGGAATTAGGTTCATAGGAGAACGAAGATCTTTAATCTGTTTCCATGTTAATCCAGTCTTTTCAAGATATTTTTGAGTAATAATCTTCATACCAATATTTACTCCATCTTTACTTAGGACTCTTACACCATATTCATCTTCAATTGCAATTCGTAGATCAATATCTTTCTTGCATCTTTGTAGTAGTTCTGAAGTAGATTCAACATCATTTATATTATATTGAATCATTTCATCAAATAATTCCTTTTTTAAAGGACTACTCCAATCATATACAAACTCTTGAACATTGGGATATTGCATTGTTACTTGCATTTCTTTCAAACCAACACGTAGTTGAGTTGAATATAGCATAGTAAGAATATCAAATGATTCAAACCATTGTTGATATTTCCATTTTTTCCAAGCATCTTCATCACCATCTTTACTTGACAGTATTACTTTACTTAGGTTAAAAACAGACTGACAAATTTCCCAATAAGGTTTCTCTATCATGCAATCATAATAATCTATTATATAATTTATAATAGGATTATCATAATGAATATTATTGTATCCTGCGAATATTATATCTGTATCAAATTGATAATCTGTAGTATATGATTGGTTCCATGAACTAACTTGATTATCAAAATGCTTAAAAAACTTAACTAATTCACTTAACTGATTCTTACGTTCAGATATTTCAAATAGAAATAGTTCATTAGTTTCAGTATTTTTTACAGTACAATGAAAGATATTTTGAAATACTTCAATATCATATACTAATACTGGTTTGTTTCTAATTTTCATAGTGTGGTTATTTAGTGGTAGGATGCAGTATCGAACTGCCCTATACATGCGTCTAGTTTCGTTCCCACAAAACTGTATAGTGCCTTTTATAGCTTATCACACTATTATCCTACCTTATTGCGCGTTACAGACGCGCCCCTGTGCTTATTAAGCAGCAGAATCAAGCTTTGATTCTTCTTGCTTAACCATTTCCTTCACACAAACAGAAGGATTAGCAGTATTGTAGGCGTATACACCTATATAACCATTATTCTTCTTACCTATCTGATAAGCATGAATATCAGACATACGTTTCTCTAACTTGTCAAGAGTATAGGGAGACGTTGGAGGAAGAACACTCTTACTGTTAAGATAACGAATTTCGATACTATAAATAGCTTCGCCTTTCTTTAGCTTAACAGGAGGGTTATCTACAATGGGTCGAGGAGCGACCTTCACTTTTTTGCCGGCATATTTGGACCGTTTCTCCTCTTTTCGAGTCTTTCGTAATTGTTCAGCCTGGATAAATCTTTCTAAGTCACTTTTCATCTTTTTTGTGACTCTGAGAGCTTCTTTCTCGATTCGAGCTCTACGATCAGCTCGTCTCTCTTCGAGAGCTTTTTCTCTCTGTGAGTGCTTTTCAATACGTTCTTTTGCCGCTTCAAAAGCTTCATCAGACATATTTGTCTGTTTCTTGAACTGATGAAGACCTTTAATCTTGTCTTGAATTACCTTCTCAAAACGAGCTTGAGCTGAAGTATGTTTCTTGACAAGTTGTACATCAGCATCAAAGCGATGTACTTTCCAATAGTTCAACTTCTGTTGATGAAATAATACTTTCTTTCGCCGTTCAGCCTTTGCTGTTGCCTTAATTTCAGCGATAAGTTGTTTTACTGTAATACCACGTTTTGAACTTTCTTCAATCAGTTCTTTCTTTGTTTTGTATAAATGAATTGTTTCCATATCTTACTTAATTAATTTGATGTTAATGTAAAATGTTAATTTGTAACGGAGTTGTGTAATGAGACTCGAACTCATATCTTCTCTTTCGAGATATTCTACCATTAAACTATACACAAGGCAAGCAAATTGCCGTAAAATTTTCAGAAACTTTCAGAGACGATTATGCAGCAGCTTTCTGTTTAGAGAAGTCCATTGTAATAGACTTTCCTTTCTTACGATCACCATTTTTCAATGAATGACTGCTATTGAAGTTTTCAAGTTCTACAGTAAGAGTATTGATTTGAATCTGAATAGTATTCCGTAGAGTCGTAATATATGCTCGACTCAAAATCTGTGTTTTACGCATTTTCTTCTTACCATATTTTTTAATAATCTCTGGGTCGATTGTAGGAACAATGCCTAACTGCTTGTGAATCTCTTTCAATTCACTTATAGCATAGATTGTAGCATAATTATTATCCTCAGGAAGATCGTCAATATCTTCGAATCCAAGGTTTAATGCTAAAGACTGAAGTTTTACTTCAATTCTTTCCTTACACAGAGTTAAAATGTTATCGAGAACTAACTTCATATCATAGTTACGTTTATAACCACGAAAAACTACGTTTTCACTCTTAATAATGTCCCAATTACGAGTGATAGTTTCAGACAAATTGTCACGTTTTGTAATAATATCTTTTGATGTCAACATATCGATTTGATTTTAAAATTAATACTATCGATTTTGCATCAATTACCAGTGTAAGTAGGAGAAAACTTAATTTCTCCTACTCTATGCTTATCTGTTCAAAACAGATAGAATTTTACCTCGAGCTTTATCAAACTCTTTATTAGCTTCTATAGAGTTGTAGTTCTTGTCCATGTCATCAAAAGATTTAAACAATTCAACTTTCGTGTTAAACACGTCATTGAGGTTAAAATCTTTTGCTTCTGATACCATATAACAAACATAGCTATTAAACAATTCTTTAATCTGAGCACCAGTCATACCAGAAGCAATAATTTCAATAGCTTCTTTTGCTGTTTGAGTAGTAGCATCAAAATTGTTTTCCTTCATAAATTTACCAAAGTAAAGATTAAAGACATCAACTGCTGATTGTCCTTCTAAGGCGTTTATAAAGAATAACTTATCGATACGACCTGGACGTTTAGTAATACGAGCCTCAATACGTTCCGGATGATTAGTAGTCATAATGACTATAGCACCATCCTGAATATTCGGTCGGTCAATACCATCAAGGAAGTTAAGAATTGAAGAGTCAATTGCAGAATTACGGAAGCCAACTTCACAATCTTCAAATATTACAATGGTTCGTTTATTAACCTTTGCACATTCTGAAATGTGTTTTGCTAAAGAATCAAAATCTGTTACAAATACTATAGGTATATCTTTCTGATATTCCTTAGCAATATCATAACAAATAGAAGTTTTACCTGTTCCAGGTTCTCCACACAATAAGAACTTACGTAACGGTTTTTGTCCAAATCGTGAGAATAATGGAATATTCTTAAAGAAAAACTCTGTACTTTTGAGAATATCTTCTTTGCATTGATGAATAGCACTATTAGATGGTATATCTTCTACTTTAATATATTCAAGATATTTTCCCATCATAGAATCACGCACGATTGCGCGATGTACACCATTATCTGGTACGATAGTGTATTTAATCTTTCCTTCTTTATAGGCTAGTTCAAATGCTCGATTATACATAGCTTCAGTAAAAGCATATAGTATAAAATCTTCTTCACTTGGTGATTCTTCTTTATTAATTACTCTAACTGAAATTATAGTAAATCCTTCACAAGAATATGAAACTACGCCTTGTAAAATACGCTCACATGCTCGTTCTTTACTAAATGCTTTTTCTTTCTCTTTTAAAGATTCACTATAAATAGTATAGTGTATTAATGGTATTTCTTCAGTACCACTTGTGTCAATACAGGCTAAGTCTTTTTCTTTTAATATTCGAAAAGTACTAGCTATATCTGTATTAGCTGTGATATAAATATCTTTTTCATCAATATACGGATTTGCTTCAATTAGTAACTTTTTAGCATATTCTGCAATGTTATTGTACGTTTTAACCATATAAAAATATTTTAAATTAATAATTTTATATGAGTAAATATTTTGATAATACGCTCACATGTATCGATGCTGTGTCTTCCTCGATGAAGCATCCCCTTCTTATTCTCGGGGCTTTCCTTCACTTAGCACTCTTTTATAAGTACCATATCACAGCAATATAAAAGGATAACCTTCCTAATCCTTTTACTATATTTTTTACGAAAATAACATATATACTAATGTTTATTATACCTTCCTAATTCAAAAACATATTGATATATCCTATTTAAGTCTTTGGAATACTAAGTTATTTCTTAGCAATACAGGACCATCGCTGGTTAAAACAGCGACACCATCTAAATCACGAACATCTTGTTGTCTGATAACTGAATTAATTACTGTATCCACAGAAGGTTTCCTTCCATCCTTCTGTATTTCTTTATAACCATACAAATATGCAGTTAACAAGATATCTACCATCCTATTCTTGTCTTTCTGCTTAAGTGCAAAGTTAACGAAATCTTGGAATAATCCATTCATAGCAAAATCATTTTGATTTTTACCAACACCAGCCATGAAATTAATCAAATGTATAGTCAGATCTGAAAAGCTTAAGTGCTGCTGACACCCAATAAAACTATTCCACCATCCAAATGTAGTTTCACCAAGTGTAAGCGATCCATCTGCATTTAATTTAAAGATACCTGGCTTTTTGCCATTATAAAGCAAAGAGCTACGAATATCTTCATCTGCAAGAATACGTTCGAGATTTAACTTCGAAGTCTTGCTTAGTTCTGTCATTATTTTGTTTCATTAACGTTAATGGGAACGAAATCGACATTTTTACCTACCTGTGCCATTTCTAGTTTACAAGCATTCATCATAGCATCATTAGCATCTGTCAAACAGGCTGCCTGACGCGAGAGCACCTCCATCATAGAGGAAAGTTCCTTATACGATCTGTTGTTAAAGGAAACCGCAAGTTCTGTTGCAGTTTTGTCGTCTACAAAGAACGTCTGTTGCGCACTAGCTTCTTCAGCCATTACAGCATTCGCAACCTCCTGAACAGTTGGTTTCTTAATAACATCTGTGATATCTTTTGCATTTGCCAGAGATAGCTGCAACTTTGGATCATCATTAAACTGAACAATCCGCTGACTCTCACCGAGGTCTACAAGTTCAGCTTTCTTAATCTTAATACGGTCAATACCATAGATATATACTGGAATTGCCAGACGTTGTTTACCTTCCCGTTCTTTGTTAGAATAGTCGGGATCTACATTTTTGCGACGAATGTGAATGAGATTCATTCCTAAAAGCGCACCTAACTGAGATGCAACTACTAAACTATAATTGATATTTGCCATTTTATTTTCTCCTTTTGATAAGTTTGTTAATAATAATTTTAATTGGTGCTCCGTATTCTTCTCTTTGTTTTTATGCACGATTTATCATCATCTTATATCAGATAGGTTAAAACCACGGTCGTGTCTCATTCAAGAGATACTGAGATAGAAATACGAAAAGAAACTGTTTTTACTTTAATTTGTTTTAGAAGCGAGATAAATTTTCTTGATATTATGCTATTGCTATATCCTTTTGTAATATGAGACAGATACTACAAAATTACTTATTTATCTTACTTTGGAACTATCAAATCGCTTTATGACCAGAGCTAATGAGACTCTTCGAAGGATTCTCTTAGTTCAGTCAATATGTGTGAAATACTCTATAATCGTTATCATAGAGGATCCGTAATATTTTGCCAAGGTTCTCCTGGTGTCTCAGGACCAACTGCACTCACATAAAACAGCGTGCAACTGCCTAACTTTTAGATTATCCAGAGATTGACCTCTAATAATTATTTTATGTGGCAACAAAATAAAACTCTCTATCGGGCAAGTAGTTATGTCCGGTCGTTTTTCAGAACGTTACTAAAACTGCGAAGTGAATGAAGTAAGTTTCATCATTCTTTGTTATTTGTAATAACTTATAGGATTCATATAGTTATTCACTAACACCTACTTCTTACGCCATATAATACTTATTACTAAGTATAGGGATGCCAACGTAACCATGATTAGGATTTTGTTTATTTTACTTGGTTGAAGATTGAGGACTTTCACCTCTTCTCACTTACTCTCGCTTATGACAGGTCTATAAGTAATAGTTTCCCTATTAGGTTCACTCTTAAAGGTCTATAAGCTTCAATGAGACGCTTTCTCTCGGACATATAATGTTGCGCATTATACCCTGATACTACTAAGCAATCACATTCGCCAAGCTGTGGTCGCAGTCAGTTTCCTTAGCGAGGACTTCCACAGATTTATTATTCGGTTTTTGGACCTACGTTTGTTAGACATGTTATCCACGCTTTTATTTAAGAGTCTCGTTAACTCTCGAGCCAGTGATGAATCGTTGGATTCAGGTAAACGTCGTAACATTTACGTTTCTCTGTTTTAACAGACTTGAATTTAGCCCATTGACTATACATTAGCCCCACTTTCGTTATATCTATTAAAGAAAGCTTTAACTAAACTTACCTACACCTTTAAAACACCGCAGGCGGTAGGATTCCTTTTTTATTGCGTACAACGTGCATCGCTACTGCACCTCTGTTGTTTGGTAGTAGTTCTCAGTACTTTTACCACTGTGTGCTTAGTTTCCATGACTTATAGTGACATAACTCTCATTAAATAATGTAAGCACAAAACTCGGTCACTGTTCTTCAAACCTTATACCTTTCTTAATCCTTGATTTCGCAAAGACGTGGTAATCTCTCCCACATAATCTAGACCTAGCACCTGGAATACCCCCTTAAAAGAACTATTTAACTTAGTTTGCAAGGCTAAGTGAACATTCTAATAAGCTTTCTCAAGCACAGGTTTGGCACCTGCTCCGGATAATCTGTCATACGCTATTAAAGTCCGTTACCTCTTTAACTTTGTATGGATCATAGCCACTCAGCTTTTAGTTTCGATTATTAATTTTCTTGGTTTGAATCCTTCCTTTCACATACTCATCCATAACTATACCATATGTTATGTTGTCAAGATCTTTATTACTGTAATACAAAGCAGTAATAACAGTAGAGTAGAACACTAGAAGTAGCTATTTTTAACGATAGTTTGGACCCATCGAAGACGTTAGTCAGTCTAAACGGCTATCATTAGTTTGGAATTCTAACGATAATTAACCCTTTTCGTCCTTCTGTGATGCCGTACTTGATAGTACCTACAGACTCTATTGGGGATTCAGTAGAATTGCCATTTCTACTTACTTAAGGATTTATACCCCATTTGTATACTTTGCCTTCGTGTCTGCTGACCTACGTGCCGTGTTGTAATCGCTCCACCAGACGGTTCTCGAGCTTTATGGGTTATACCCGTTACCCATTTTCTTGCTGATTCTTCATGGATAAAGTAATAAATCCACAGCAAGTTATTATACTACCTTTTGAATCACAGTGTTAGCTGTTATCATATTCTCGTATTCTGTATTACTTGTCCATACAAACCATAAGTTGATCAGGTTTATCGTAATTTGAATGCGCTGATTTTATTGCTTTTTAAGTGTACCAGCTACAATACCACTATCTATCTTCTTACTACAGGGGTAGACTCGTTTTCCCTGGTGCCATTCTACAGTAAGCACAATGTTAATTACTTCACTACTCTTGTAGGATACTCAGGTGTTGTTGTGTGAATCAATCGTGGGGTAGGCATTTTAAACATCACGACCTTCGACAACACCTCAGTTTTTGTTTCATATACTTTCTTAATTTTAACCTTTGCAGGTTTGTTAATTACTTGTGGTGCAGGGTGATTTACTGTAACGTTAGCGTTACTGATTCCTGCGTCACTTTCTACTCTCGCTGTTCCCTTAGAGAGGTCAAGCTCTAAGTTAAAAGACTTAGGCTCGACCTTAGGAATTGTAAGCTCGTAATGAGGTTTAACCTCAACAGCTTCTACCCTTTGTGGGCTCAATTTGATGCTAATAATAACCGCTGCAAAAGCGAACAATACGCACCAAAGAAAATCTGTTAAACGGCTCATCCTTTTGATTTAGGAGTTATTTCTTTTCTCCTTTATCCTTTTTGTCTTCGGCTAGTTTGGGTTCTTCTTTCGGAGCAGTTTCACCTGAAGTTGCTTTAACAGCATCTTCTACAGCCTGTTTGTAATCAGTTTCAGATACCTGAGGAAGCAGATCATTCTCCTTATACAGGTTCATAATCGTTATCATCAAGTTTGAAGCTTTTCTACGATAATCAGGATCAGACGGCACGCCAACTTTGTCCGGATATAAGTTGTCAATGCGATTCATCACATTCTTATCGAAGTCACTGAGACGTTTCGGATAAAGCAAAGCATCCTCTTTCTTACCTTGAGTTAAGCCAACCCAGGCAATGTTGTTTTCAAGAGGGTCTTTAGAAGTATCCGCAGCTTTAAATTTAACGAATACCTTCGTGATATCACGAATATCTTCGTCACTAAACTGCGAGAAGTTACGCTTAGCTACAAGATGGCTTAAGACTGGATTCTTCCGAGTTGCTGCTGCGGAATAAATCTGACCACCGATAGCATTCATCAACGTTGACTTGCTATCGCCGAGGATGTTGAAAATAACTTCAAGGATAGCAGCATTGCTGGAGCTTTCCCACATCTTCTTTTCGTCTTCGTTAGCCGAAGTAAGCATCTTGTACATTCTTACCTTTGAAATAGAAACTAAGAACCGATTATCCTTAGTCAAGGTGTCAGACATGATATAACGAACTGCTTTCTTAGCATCATCATCACTCTTCCACAATGACGGATCCATTGTAGGTTTACTCTTCTGAATCTTGATCTCTTCTTTTACAGTTTTCACTGCTTCTTCAGAGGCTTCAAAAGGCAAGATCATCTGACCAGGATTCTTAGGATCCTCGATTGCTTTACCTTCAGGCAAAGCTACACCGAAGAAGCCCATAGTTCGTACGAAACTTGCAGTAGCTTCTACTGGTACAGATAAACCAAGCTTTTTACCATGAATCTGCATGTTGATTCCTGCAAGTGCAAGACAATACGCAGTTACATCGTCAATCATTTCGTTAGTCGCGATCACGCGCGGATCTTTCTGATCCTTCGTTTTAAATCGTTCGGTTGCAACTTTTGCCAGTTCTACCATGTGATTTGCATCAATAGTAGTTTCTGGAGTAAGCACATCCTTCATCAAAAGCGTCCGCAAATCCTCATTCTGGAATACTTCTGCGGATAGCTGAGCAGAGGACTGTTCAACAGGAGAAATAACCTGTACACCACCTTCTTCAGTGGGTTTTTCTTCAGCTTTAGGTGCTGGTTCCGGTGTAGGAGCAGGTTTCGGATCAACCTTAATCGTAGATTTTTCCTTTACTTCTGTTGCTTTTGTTTCTACTTTGGCTTTAGTTTCGCCTTTCTTAGTCTCTACTGCTTTTTCTTGTGCAGCTTTCTTTGCTGCTGTTTTATTCTTTCCCATTTTAAGTTTGATACTTTTTAAATTGTTAATACTACGCTTTTAAGCTAATTCTTATTCTCGGTAATGTCTTTAGATCTCACCATCTATGAAGAATCAAAGATAGCGTGCTCAGCAATTGCAAAAGCAATAGCTGGCATCATGTTTATGCACTGTATCCGAGTAAGATGATCATAAGATGTAGTGTCCTGACCCACAGTGTCACAAGACGCTTCTTCCATTGTAATCTGGTTGAAGTTTACTGTGTGGGACGTGTCTGCATCTATAATCATCTTACTATCTTTCTCTATAGTCTGAGCTGAAAGTTTCGGCTTTTCATTCAGAATATAAAGAAGACCTACAGATACGCAAACAGTAAGGCTAAAGACGAATAGTAATCTCCAAATTAATGCATCACTATGGTTGGCCTTACCGATAATGATGGCTAATAAGATGACTACAATTGCGATAATTGCTACTTCTGCCATTGTTTGTAAATATTAGTTATTAAGTTTGTTATAGAATTCTCGTAATTTCTTTTTAGCCTTGTTTAAGTCACTTTTTATAGTTCCTATAGGCACGGCTAATTCATTTGCGAGTTGTTCATAGCTGAGGCCTTTAAAGTACCGTAATTCTAATATATTACGGTACTTAAACCTCAATCTACTCAGAGCTACTTTCAGTTGATCAATAGATTCTCGCTTAGATATAATATCTTCTGCAGACAATTCACTATCTTGTAACTGAATGTAATTATCCTCAGAATCAATATAATGATTCTGTTTCTCATTCTTAGTGTGTCGTATATAATCGATTGAGGTATTGACCGCAATACTCTTCAACCATAACTCAAATGAAATAGGATTAACATATGAGTCTATACGACTGAAAGCCTTAGTAAATGTAACAGATAGGAGATCATCTGCTACATCATCATTCTTTACAATATCAAAGATAATGTATCGAATTAATGGCTTGTGACGGTCGTAAAGCGTACTAAAAGCTTTCTGATCGCCAAGTTTAGCCTGCCTAATTAGATTGTCTTCATCTTCTCTCTTCATAGGCTAATAAACTAAATGGTGGTGATAAGTAGGGGAGTCGAACCCCTACCTATCTAAAAAGGACACTCCTTTCGTTCATACCCAAATGGTAAACCTAATACTTTGATAACAAAATAGTCTTCAAAGACAGGCTTGCGTACTACATATTGTAGATGAAAATTATCAAATATTTCATCTGCATAAACTTTAGGCAGTTCCAAATTGTTTAACTTAGATACAAATATCCTTGTTAATACATTATCAGTGGATCTTCTGTTATTTAGCATAGCTATATTACTGAAAATCTTCCACTGAGCATACTTTAACAACGCTTTTACTTGCAACTTATGTAGTAGCCATAGTTTTAAATCGTTGTTTCTGTATTCAAGTGGTAATATACCGTTTGGTCCATATACATTTGATACTACAGACCCAAATATAGACCAATCTTCTACTAAATCTTTTGGAAGATATGGTTCTACTAATCGACTCCTTAAATATTTGTTTAAGTCTTGCTCATCTACCGCTGTAATGAGTTTCTTTTGTCCTTCCATAACTGTTCAACTATTAAGTTTGCTTGTGCATGACTAAACCCTTTTTCGAGCATAATATTGCTGATTAGAACACTATCGTCGATACTACCACAGATAGATAACCATCTTTGGTATTCTTTATTAGTGTAAGCTAATGATTTGTCTTGTTTAATCTCTTGCAACGAGAATTGCTCAATAGTTAAATTCAATGGTTTGAAATTGAAATTAGAAGGATTTTGACTTATAGCCTCTACGGCTTCTTTACTGTCGATCATTGTTCCATCTTCTATGAACTTAGATAAGTTAAATGCACGAGTTATTCGTAACATAGGTGCGCATCCTTCTATTACTACAATGACTTCGCATCCTTCTACGACTACTAAGTAGCTTCCACTTTCTTTCAATTCATTCATCTTTACCGTCCTTTCTGATATAATTAAAATAAACTTCAGCGATTTCCATAGCAGCTGTTATATCCTTGTTATAAGTTTTACTTATAATTCTGGCAGCTTCTATAGAGTCCTTAGCATCCTTTAGTAATGCAATGAACTCTTTTCTCTCATTTTGATTCTCGAAATAAATTCTTTTACCTACTTTCATATTACTCTGGTATTAATACTTCTACTTCCTTCCATACGCAGCCTTCCATCAGTACTTTATTCCATTGCGAAGGTAAGTTATATGTATGGATTTTTGTTTTACTCAAATGCCTGTGTGCTTTGTTGTGATAATAATTCCACCAATGGTGAGACATTATCTGTACACTACCAAGTTTACTGCCAATGCTTGTGTTACTATTGAAACAGAACAAAACAATAGGCTTTCTACTGCTAATTCTGACCAAATCTACATCTTTATTGACTGCATTAGCACCTTTTGAGATGAGTAAGTTATACATACCAACAACATTGTCTCTTATTCCAGCACATACAAATCCTTGATCTGTATCAAAATAACTGAAATTGTAATTATAAAACTTGCTTTCACTCTTTGTCATTGTCACAGAATGTTTCTATACAACCATTGTTTTCTAACATACTGGCTTCTGAGCTTAAATCCATCCACCAATCTATTCCTTGAGATTCTCTACTAAAGTCAGCACTACATATTAATTCATTTTCATGAAGATGATAATATAGTTCACAACCTTTTAAGAGGTGTTCATAGCAATACTTTGCGATTGCTTCAATCAATTGCTTTTCTACATTATATTTCTGAGATACTTTCCGCCAAGATAACGGTAAATTCTCTTCTACATATTGTAGATAACTACTGTACATTATACCTTCCTTATTCATATTAATAGAACTTTAATGTGATAATACTGAGATTTGAACCCAGATCTATGCATAAGCATCATTCTACCATTGAACTATATTATCTCCCTCACTTTCGTAGTTAGCACGCAGACTTTACGCAGCTACTAAGCCAGTATAGTCTGTGACAAACATAGTGTTGCCATTTAAACACACAATGAACCTATCTTATCTCTCTAATTTGCTAGTCAAATCCATGCAGCCCCTTTTGACCGTTCTAAAATTTAAAAACTTGGCGCACGGTCAACACGATCAAAAATCCTAGTTTTGTTTTCCTTGTAGCTCTTGTAAGCGTGGAGCTGGAGGGAGTCGAACCCTCGTCCTAACAATGATTAATAAGCCTAATGAGACACAATACAGTTCTTATACTGTGAATATAGTGAAAGTAAGGAGATCACTCTCCTTACTCTCTAAGAATTTACTAATAGTATTGATTCTATAAAGAGTGTATTTGTAACAGTGTTATTGATTCCTTGCCCATGCCTGGGACTTATTGAATGCTAAACAAAATACAAGACATACTCATAGAATCTAGCATAAAGCATATACTGTTTTCAATTTGAAATCTTTGATAGAAAGTATGTAGCAAAAGCTGGCACTAAGGCACACATACTTGCCGTCTTTGATACGCTCATAGATCCTACTACTACCACAAGGGATTTGAGTAGAGAGGTTTATTCCTCTCTGTAATGCTACTCAAGATTCACATTACACATACTATTAGTACATAGACACTTTAGTACTGGATTGTAGATTAGTTATTAAAACTATTCTTCTGAGTATCCCAAGAAATGTCCGGATTCTGATTATTCAACTGACAAAGATAAACGTTATACTCCTGTTTTACCTTGAGGAGTTCTTCTTCGCGCTTCTTGTCAATTTCCTTCTGTTTTTTGTTATACTCTTCCGGAGTTAGACCACCTGCCATGAGAGATTCCCGATTTGCACCGGTTTCCTGAATGTGAGTGCGTTCTACTTCCTCAAATGCACGAGCACGTTTCAGTTTTAATTTGCTGTATGAAACATTATACTCGCTGTCGACCAGCGCTATTGCAAGTTCTTTCTTCAAAGCATCCTCTTTATTCTTAAGGATATCCTTATTTACTTCTTCAACCATAGACTTGCTCACTGTTCTACCTTCTTTGATCTGCGAAATGATGTCTTTTTCTTCCATTTTGATAATGTTTTAAATGTTAATAATATGTACATATGATAGAGATACCAGTTTAATGGTGGATCTCTTGAAACAGCTTGTTTTACAAGTTTTTTAATTTCTATTCTTTCTAACATAAAATAATAAATTTCTAAAGTAAAAGCATGAGATAGTATTCTTATTCCTTATTCCTATCTTACCTCCTTTCCTTCTTATAATTAACATAGAACTTTTACTATGTCATTTGTATATAAATACACAACTCGTAGTATACATCTTCATATACATTTTAGTGAGTTTAGGGCGTTAGGTTTAACATGCTTGGGGATAACCACTGTACTCATAAGCGTTAACTTTAGAGTTATAAAATAGAGTTATAACTGGCGAGTTACTTCTCGTATATTCTTTTACTCTTTGACTCTCTTTTGTAAGGAGTCATTTTAGGCTTATGCATAGAATCTTTTCTATGCATAGCCTTTTGTTCTCTACTATCTTTCTTCGTTTTTCCCATTATCGTTGATTATTGAGAATGTTACGACATTGATAGATAAGAAATGTTAATCTCTTTCGCTCGAATAAAGCCCAATCAGCAGAACCTTCTTCAATACTAGCAATATCTGTTACTACAGCATGATTGATTTCATCACGAGGGCCATAGTATTCACTGACAAATGCCGTTGCAAAAGAGATAGGATCGTTAATAAATTGCGCAAACTTTACTAACAAGTTATCTGCAAGTAGTACTCGAGCTTCACTTGGCTTGAATAAGTCATTAGCATTAAAAATACTTGCAAATGCTTCATTGTTAGCGTTAATAACAGAAATCTTAGCAGATTCTGAACGCAATTTTTTAAGTACTTCAGAGAATAAAACCTCTGCTTCTTCTACAGAAATGTTGGAAGGCAATACAATCATTGCTAACCCGTTTACTGTTGCTTTCATTTTTGATTTTATTAAAATTGTTGATGACGGCATTGTATCTACAACTACAATGCAAAATAAATATATAACAGATGTGTATTGTTGTAGCAATACATAAACAAAAAGAAATTTTACCTAATAACGAGGATTGGTTTAGGAAAATTTGACTATCAAAACTTGTTTTAAGATACAGCAGAATTGTATTGTCAGTACAATTCTTATCATCTACCTGATTTTTACGTCCGCACGATCATAACAGTCAGTTTCAGTGTAATACTACATACTGACATTATAGTATTACTACTTAGTTACTTACGCCCCACAGGTTTGTCATTTTCTGAGGACGACTGCACCTACATTCGCATGCAAGTACAGCCACTGAAGAAATAATGAAGTTGTAAACTGTTATTGATACACTATTGTATCCTTGGCAGCTTTTGCTGGAATTGGTACCTTCTCAGGTTCCTTTTCTTTCTTTAACTTAGTAGTTATTTCTACTCCTTCTATCCTTTTTCCATCTACTCCAGGATTATCTAATCCTTGTTTTTCTAATTGTTTAGCAATTTGTAAGGATATGTAATACTCCCTATTACGTTCGTATTCATATACATAACTTCTTACAGGTTCTTGCGTACCCAATTTTTCAAACAATGCTTGCATTATTGCTGGTGGAAAGTTACTATAAACTTCATAACACCTGGATGATTCTTTAAGATCATTCCATTCTTGCATAGCTTCTTCCACTGTAGGCACTGCTTGCATTTCAGACTCAATAAATTCCTCAGTAGTGGAATTCTGTGTAACACCAGGGATTTCTCCCTTGACATACTTGTAAGTGCAAATACCTGCACATACCAACAGTAGTACTAATACTACCGACACGAAGCCTTTAAAGGCTCCTGAACCTTGTTCATTTTCCATTTTTTGATAAACGTTTATTAATTAATAAAAATTGAACTATATAATTGATAAAAATCAATTATTCTTTTGGAAACGTATCTATAATACTGTGTATACTCCCTACGAGATCTAAGTATAAAGATTTATATTTCATTAATTCTTTACGCTCTTTCTCGTATTCTTTCTTATTAAGAAGAATACATTCTTGAGGGAATAGATTTTGTAGATGTGAATAAACTGTTAGTTGAAATGCTTCTTCTGCTTTTATTGGAGAAGGAAGTGTTTCTACTTCAATATTGGCATTACAATTTCGAATCATTTCGATTACATTTCCATCACATTCACATTGTGGAATAAATTCTCCAGAATCTACAGCATCTTTAGCCTCTTTTAAACCTATACCAAATAAGTCTTTTATAAGTTTTACTTGATTAAGTTTTCGATTGATTTTACCATCATGTATGAATAATAGTTTTATTTTCATTTCTACTCTTTCTAAGTTAAATAGTTCTAAAAATCAGTACCTCTTTGAGTTTGCTTTCCCAAAGATTTGGTTTACCTTTTCTCTCTAAACCCATTCTCACAGGTTCGTAGTATTTTCTATCTATTTGCATAGATAAACCATCAACCTGTTCAAGATATACTCGAAAATTGATGTTAGATAGTTTATTATGCAATAAATAGAAATTGGTTCTTTGTGGTCCCTGAATAAGGATATTATGACCACACACACAACTATACGCTAACCGAAATGCGTCATACTTAGTAAGACCTAAATAGTGTATAAACAAATTTGCTACCGAAAATAGTTTCGTCCACGGTAACTTCTGAATAGTTGTTAATCTTATCATATTGTATTATTTAAAATGATCTAAAAAAGTAAATGAAGAGATTCGAACTCTTATAAGTAATAATATCTACGAAATTTACTTGTTTTCTCCTTACACTATAATAGTGTTTAAACTACATTTACTTCTAATTACCGGGATATTAGAGAATAAGCATATTATTTTGCGTTATGGCACGGTATATCTCTTCACACGTGTATTTAGAGATTATACGATCCATAATTATATCCGGGTATATTTTAGTAGCTCTTAGTTCATTTAGATCATTTGTCCATAGTACATATGGTCGTGGATAGATTAAACAAGGACCGTGTCCATGTTCATGCAATCCGTAACAGAAGTTTTCACTCCTGTTTACTACCGCATTTAGCGGTATTTCTGGCCCTAACCAAGATGGAAAAAACTCTATGTTTACAGGTCCATATGAACTAATAAAGTCAGGATCCTTTACATTAAAGAATTTCTGAACTTTCATATCTAATTCATAAGGAATATAACCCATCTTTTGTAGAAAATGTGCAAAGTTCTTATTTCTTTCCATATTATATCAATTAAGAGTTCTCTCGTATTCTTCTAATTTACTAATACAATATCGAGCATGAGCTAATGCTATTCTTTTTACTGTAGAAATACTTTCGTATTCTTTTAGAGCTTCCATATACTCTTGATAGTAATTTGCAAGTCTTTCTGAATCGAATATATCAGCTTCAATTAGATTAATATAACCTAATCTATTAATATAAAAACGTATGTTAGAGAGATCTTCGGTATTTTCAATACCGTTCTTAGAGGCATATAATATATTTAACACTCTATGAACTTTGTTTAAAAGCTTTTTCCTCTTTTTTGCTCTTGTTACGAGCACGTAGTACAGATATACTATCAATAAGCAACCTGTTAAAAATACAAATAGTAGCATATACTTTCTTTTTTAAATGCTTTTTAACTATATGTTTTCGCCAAATAAATAAGATAGGTATGATACCTACCATATAATAGATGAGAAGACCTATGAATGATTCAATAAATAATATTGATAATCCCCATAGTATGAACAATGTCATTTCAATTATCTCAATGAGATTACTGAGTAATCGTAGTCTGTGATACTTTTTCATGTTGATTAGTTTAAAATAACCAGAGTAATGATATAATGCCGTCAAGCAAATCTTACTCTGGTTAAGTTAATCTCTAGTCCATTCACATGTAATCCGAGATAGAGTCTATAATTTACATATTCAACAAGTTAATTCGGATATTGTCTTTCTATAAGACTATGTCTTTTAATGAATAATTAGTTCAATAAAAGTTATATTAAGGCGTGTAACCTGACATCTTTTAATAAGCCTGTAAGACTAAGAGATATCTCTTTATCTTCTGTAATGTTCTTATAGGACAATTTATCAAGTCTTTTAACCCTTAATAGTATATTTACAGATCTACTCTGTTTAGCAATCTCTGCATATATAACTGTACCGACTAAATTACAGCTTATAATAGTTATTTTTCTACCTATTAATTGCTGAATTAAACTACCTCTTTCCGCTTTCATGCTCTAAGTTCTTGTATTTTTCAAAATCCTTAACAGCCATTTCTCTATTAGAGAATGTGAGAATGTTTACCTTATTCTTAGTCTGTTTTACAATAGACCATTCAAAGGCATGTGTCCCTATTAATGAAATAATTTCATTACCTAAATGTACAACAGCACGTACTGAGCTATTGCAATTTTGCTTGTGATATTTCTTCTTACTCATGACTAATTAATATGTAATAGATCTTTTATAGCAACATATGCTATGTATTTCCACACTATAAGTATTAGTCCGCCTAATATGTATAAATGGCGTACAGACTCTGCAACAAAGCCTATAAAGAAAAAGAAGAATATAACAAATGCTATTGTAGAGTATTTTGAAATCTTCAAAGCATTTTCTTCTAATGAATTTAACTGTCTCATATTACAATATACAGATTATCGTTTGTAAATTGAAAAAAAGAACAGCCGATCACTAAGACCAGCTATTCTCATGATTATTAACGTCTAATTGTTACGCCAGGTCTACCAGTCGGTCTACCAGCGGGTTGTTGCGTAGGTTGTTCTGCTGGATCTGTAGCGGTTTTAGGTATATCACCATCATCAGCTGTAGATGCCCCAGCAAATGGATCAGCTCCTGTATTTGTAGCACCAATATTATTATCATTATCACCATCATCATACGCATCAATAGGTACAATAGTATTCATACTAATACCTCTATAAAAGCTTGATTCAGCTAATTTCTGCGCATCTTCACCTCTTGCAGGTGTACCATCAGGCATAGTTCTGATAATAACTTTGATATCCTCAAATACAATCATAATAGGATTATCAGGATCTTCTCTATTAGGCCGAGTAACAAACTCACCCTGAGAATGTCCAGGTCCATCAGTTTCCCATACTCTATAAAAGGGTTTAGGCATTTTTACACGTACCTCTTGTAGGTATATGAACTTCGGGAATTTAGCCTCTAAAGCTTCTTCCATTGCTTCAGTAACAAACATTACATAATTGAATGTTTTACCAAATTCGTCACCAGATTGACGTACTTCCAGCTTACAGTATCTATTACCGTTCTCAGCTGTGTTAAATTCATGAGCTAAAATGTCACACTTCATAATTTTGATAATTTAGTTGTTTAATTGTTTAATTATTTATAATACGCTATATATTATATATAGGCGTATAAGAGTAATAAGAGAAAAAGGTGAAAAAGATGAAGGGTGAGGATTATTCAATCCTCATACTCTCATACTCTCATACTCTCATACGCCTATAAGTATACTATATCTCGCACAATATGCTAAAAGGGTAATTAACTTGGTGCATGTCGTAGAAAACAAAAGAATGAAGAGAAGGGCCGAAGCCCTTACTCTCACTCAGGAATGTCACCAATAGCACCGTCAAAGTCATCTATCTGAACGTCACAGATCTTACCGTCCTTCAACAGAGACGAACGCAACTTCTCAGCCATGACTGTTGGGTCATCTACATCTGCATTCTGGAACTGACGTACCACTACAGACAAGTTGTTGAACACTTGCGGCTTGATTGTACCGTCCTCGTCAACCCGCTGGAACTGGTCAACCTTGACGCTCACGCGTCTCAACTCAATGCTCTCTGGTCGCTTAACTGTTAGCTTCTCAGCCAACGCTTCGCTACACCACATACGGTAGTGTAACTCCTCAGCAAATGGATCGTTCTCTGGCTGTGCTGTGATGTTCACATACCAGTTATCATTACTTGCTTGTTTTGCTTCCAACTCCATAATTGCGCACTTCATCTTTCTTCTCGGCTGTCTACCCTTCAGTAGTAATGCTACACCACAACCGCCTTCCGCTGTGGCTGAAACGTTAATAATCACAATAAATGAATAAATTAATCAATTTGATGCATTATTAAAGCAAATAACAAGCCCAAAACACAGCTTGATGCATTGAGAACCCCCGGGGGACTTTCCTTTCACTTATGATAGGGGGAGGGCAATTATATACTAGTTCTTACGCTCAAATTTCTTCTCAATTTTTATATTTTTTTACATATTTTTAACAAAATTTTTATATATACGTTTTAGCTAAAAACTAAAAATTATGACATATAATATGATAGCTACTGGTTATTCAACACAGTTAATAAAGGAATATGATCTAAAGTACTTAGGTAAAAGTAAGGGTAGCCTAGGCTGGGAAGGTATATATAAGGATAAAAACGGGCAATTATATGCTATAAACTACTCAGATTATATGGGTGGTACATTAGACATTTTGTTTATGATAGATAATATGCCAGAATTAGAAAGTTAAAAATAGTTAAATAATGTTAAAATGACACGTTCAGAGTGGTTAGAACAGCACGGTTTTATCAAAGTAAAAGATAATAAAGTAGGAGATTGGATCTATAAAACATATCAAAAAGTATATGAAAATGGTGATATCTTAGAGATTTATATAGAAGAAACAGATACACCAGGGGAGCTTATATCAGAATATATGACAGGCTGTGAACTCTTTTGTAAGAACACAAATGGTACTCATGATAGTATGAGTTTTATATAATAGTTAAATATATTTAAAAGATGTTAAAAAATTGTAAATCAAATAGAGAAAAAGAAGTAATAGAAGAGTATTATACAACAGAATATTGGCCTATTATTGGCAGAAATGCTAAGTATAAAGTAGTAAAATATGCTAATAAGGGAGATAATAGAGGTGAAATCTTGCACAAATATTTAATAGAAATAGAACAAAATTAGTATATAATTCGTTACTCTCTATGTCTAGAGTAGAGAGATGGGAGAGTATATATAGAGATAGTAAGTAATATCAACCATTACTCCTTACTCTGGATTATACTAATAATATCTAAAGTAATAGTATATGGAAGATTTCTATTTTTATGATGAGTTTGAGGATTTATACTCAGATGATGAATTTGAATATTATGACTAATATGGGAGAACCAGAAGCTAAAGAGGCTATCTTAAAAGGTTTTGTTACTATTGACGGTATAGAATATATAATACACCCACAAAATAGTGGTAGTTGCGATAATTGTGCATTTGAAGATAGGGAACACTGTCCACAGTTAGCACTAAATATCTGTTGTACTGGGGGAAATATACTAAAATATAGTAACTTTTAAAAGGAACAATTTGCATTATAACGCGTTTTAACAGCAAAAATAAGGATTATGGCAGAGAATAAAGATAATATATTACTAGATCAGGTACTAGAAAAAGTAGAGTATTCGTTTACTCGGGATATTTTAGTTAAACCGTTACCTGAGGAATATATTGAGAAAGAGATCTCAGAACCAGTACCAACTGGTAAGAAAGATGTAGATGGTATTGACAAGTATGATACTAAAACAGAAGTAAAGAAAGTACCTACTACCTTTAGAAAGGGTATAGTATTAGCAATCCCTTCAAATTATGAATGGCAAGATAAAGAAAACCACCCTGAAGTAGGTGATATTGTAGCGTATCCTTCTAAAGCTGCTGCACATTTTGATCTCTTCAAAGACAGTCAATTAGTAAATCCATACAATGTGGTAGCTTTCATTAGTAAAAACAAATAGGCTTTTTTCATTTTTATAAATTAGCTCCTAAGAAATTAGGGGCTTTTTTATTGCATAAAAATTACAACAAAAATAAATCATACGCGTTATATAATCATGAACATTGAAAATAATAGCTTGATAGATAACCTCATTAACATGAGTGGTCTATCAGAATGGATAGAAAAACTACCTAATGGTCAATACAATTTGTTCATACCTAAAGATATGCATTCTCCATCTAAAACAAATGCTTACAAAATAACAGTAACTTTACAAGATTTAATGAATGCATATATGATCATGAATCAACCAAAGCAGTATACTACAGACGGTAATACAGTGATTAAGGAAGGTGATACAAAGTTTGATATTAACAAGTGGGTAGAATTAATGGTTAAACAAATAAGTAAATAATATGAACGTAGCTTATAAAGTAATTAAACCTTTTGGTTGTGCAAAGATTGGTGATATCTTTAATTTCGACTCTGATGATAAAGAATTTGTAATGGAAGATACTAAAACGACAAAGAAAGGTACTAATTCTCGTTTTATGTCTATTAACGAAGAGTATGTTGATGCATTAGTAAAAGGTGGCAATTTGGAACCGTATGGTTCAGAAGTTACTGAACAAGAAGAGGAAACGTTACCTACTATTGCTGAATTGAAATTAATTGCATTGGAAGCTTTTATCAACGATTGCAAAACCAAATATGAAAGCAATTTGGATAAAGTAAGAAAGGATTTTGAAGAAGGTAAGATTCAACCTTGTTTGAAATTAGAATCTGAAACAGTAAACCAAAATCTGTTGAAACTTATTAATGCTATTCAACAGATCTTAGATGTAGATAAGAAAGACAATGAATAAATTAGTTAAGACTGTAAATAAGGATGATCTTATTACAGAGTTCTTAACATCACTTAATGGTATACTTCGGCTTACGGACAGGGAACTAGAATTAATGGCTGAGTTAATTAGATTAGACATTAATTATAATAAACTGCCTAATGAACATAAGAATATAGCTAATAGACAGAATAGAAAGCGTATAATTCAAACATTAGGTATTACTAAGGACAATCTAAGTCGGTACATTAAAGCTTTCAAAGAAAAAGGAATTCTAATTGCAGGTCCCGCCGAAGATGAATTAAGTGTTAATAAAGCTCTAATACCAGAGATCATCGGAGACAGAGTTCAAGTAACCATCATAATTAAAATACATGGAAATAATAACATTTAAGCCAGGTACTATAATCCTGTGGCAAGATTATTCTAAGATTAAAATGTGGTTTAATAAACTTCTTGGTAAGAAACTAGACTACAATAGAGGAATAATAATAAAGACAGAAACAATTTTATATTATCCTATTACTCTGGCTAACCCTTTAAGTGAGGAGAATACATTAGCATTAGAACCTATAGTGGACTACACTAAACAAGAAGCAAAGAAGTTACAAAGCATTAAAGTATATGCTGATAACACAGCACTTGATACTTTAAAGATAATTGTTAATACTATTAGACCAGGTTCTATTGATACATCATCAACCTTTGATGATTTACTCCAGAATAAAGAATACAAAGTAGTATATGACTTCTCAAAAAAGAACTAGCATATATACTCAATTAGCTAATAAATATAACATACCATATCAAGTAATAGAAGTAATATGTAATCATCCTTTCAAGTTTGCTTCTAACGTAATAGCAAGTAATGATGATACAAAGTCTATTATGTTTGGTTATCTTTTTAAAATAAAACTAAAAAAGAAATATGCTAGCAAAGAAAGACAAGAACCCAAGAGTAATATTTGAAGACTCTGGAATCACAGAGAATAGATATATATGTGAGGGTAAAATATGGAATGCATCAACACTTATTACTTATTGTAAAGAGCAAAAATATCCTGTATTTAAATTACCTTTAGTTGGCATAGATCTATCACACTTACCTTGGGATATTGAATGTTTAGATGATTTTATATTTCATTCTTTACGAATACAAAAAGCAGATACAAAATATCCAATTATATTAGATAGTTATGGTAGAATATGTGATGGTTATCACAGAATATGTAAAGCTATACTAGAGAATAAGACTGAAATAGATGCAATACGAATACAAAAAATGCCTAAACCAGATGGATACGAAGAACGATCGTAAAGACGATAAAACAAGATGGGAATTAATGCCATTGGACTGTCTTGAAGATATTGCTAGAGTATATACAGAGGGTGCTAAGAAGTATGATGATAATACTTGGCAGAATCTAGAAAATGGTTATGAAAGATATAAAGGTGCATTACTTAGACACTTATATGCTGCTGAAAGTGAAATCTTTGATGAAGAAACAGGATGTAGACATCTAGCACAAGTAGCCTGGAATGCTATTGCTTTACTTTGGATAAGTAAACACCGTGAAGGAGATATTGCTCCTGAAGCAGCTCGTAAGCAGAAATTAATAGATGACTTTTGGGAAGTAATGGATGCCTATAATGAGATTATCAAAGCTGACTGTGATGCGATCTCTAGTAAAGAACAAAAATATATGTTCACCGATAAGCAAATCAACAAAGCTATTAAGAAATGTCCTCTTGACAATATCAAGATCTATTATAGAGAAATCTTTAATTATGATGGTAAAGCAGAAGAGAGTAAAGATAGAGATGGTAGATTTGTATATACATTAGAAGCACAATACAAAGGTGACCCAGTATTAAGGTCTAACTTGCTTAGACGAGAATTAATAAAATTTCTCAAGAATGCTGTAGAGGAAATTGAATATGAAAGAAACAAACATAGAAGAGAAACTGGACCAGATATTAATGAATCAACAAGTGATTCTACTATATCTGAAACAGATACTACAGAATACGAATCGTAGTCAATTTGCTGAAGATTATGCTGCAAATCTAGCAGCACAGATGACTGAAATAATATTAGGAAATAATATAGTAAGAAAATAACATGGAAGTAAAGTTTAAGAAATTAACACAAGATGCCGTATTACCTACTTATGCTAACCCGAATGATGCTGGATTAGATTTAACTGCTACTAGGTTTACTCAGGAATTTGATAAGAGTGGTAAAATGGTATTAGTATATCATACTGATTTAGCAGTAGAGATCCCTGAAGGATATGTAGGTTTTATCTTTATGAGATCATCTGTATCTCAGAGATCGTTATCATTGTGTAACTGTGTAGGTGTAGTAGATGCTGGTTACAGAGGTGAAATTATGTGTAAGTTTAAACTTACTACGGATGCATTACCTACTATTTATCAACCAGGTGAAAAGATTGCACAGTTGATCATTATGCCTTATCCTACTATTGAACCTACTTTGGTTGAAGAATTAGCTGAAAGTGATAGAGGAGAAAATGGTTTTGGTTCATCAGATAATACAGCAGAAAATGAGACACAGGAATCAGGACGAGATAGCGGAGCAGCTGAAGGAGATAATAAATAATTATGATCGTAATCCAGAGTATGTAAATATGTTTTACACTAAACAAGAAGCTGTTGATGCTTTAAATAGACACTATAAATTAAGGTATATAAAATTTGATTAATATGGTTTACAATTTAAAATACAACAATTTGTTAAGCAGTACAGATGGTTCTATAGAAAACATTCAGAATTCTTTTGAGAAATACGATATAATAGACTATTATTATATTTTACCTGAAGCCGGAGAATTGCATTACAATGGTCAAAAATATGAAATTACTGAACCTAGTATATTATTTAAAATGTATACTACAGAAAAGGATAAAGATCCTGAAATTGTAATTGTACCTTGTGCCTCTGCTGTTAATAGAATAGTAGAATTAAAAGAAATGAGAAACAATTACATGAAGTCACGTGATTGTGGTAATTGTGAAAAAGTTTGTTGTGATTGTTGTCCGAACTAATGAAACTATTTGATATTTTGGCAGGTAAAGTAGTTATACACAATGATGCCCTAGGTATCCCAGCCTTTAAAAAGGTGTGGGATGCCGATAAGGCAGATAAAGAAATGGCTACTAAATACATTACTTACATTGTACTAAAGAATAAGTATGATAGTCCTTATGTAAAAAGTATGTCTCCTGAAGATATAGAACCAAGACTTAAGAAAGAGCTTTTTGATGACGCTAACTATAAATTACCAGTAGAGGTAATAGAAGCAGAACAAGCTTATATTAACTTCAATGAAACTCTTATCTTAGGCTTACTTAAGAATGCTAGATTAAAATTAGATAGTGTATCTAGATATTATGCAGAGTCACTACAAGATGAACTAGATGATAAGAAAGTTCAATTAATCCTAGCAGGTATGGAAAAACTTGGTAATACTATTAAATCTTTAGATGCATTAGAATCCGCAGTAAGATCAGAAGAATTAGCTAATAATAGGATTCGTGGGGGTGCAGAAGTTAACCCATATGAACTATCAAATAGGCAAGCTGTACGGTAAGTAATACATTTTGAAACAAAATAAACTAACTACGCGTTAAACGCACAAAATATAATAACTATGACTAAGGAAAAGAAAGCTACTAAAACTACTAGTAAGGCAAAATCAGTTAAAGTTAAATACAATCAGTATGATACGATTGTTAATATTGGACCTGCATATGACTATGAAGTCCTTAAAGATATAGAAGTTGCTCTAATGGAGCAGGAAGCTGCAGAGAAGGCAGCAGTAGAAAAATTGAAACAAACTACAATGCCTCTCTATAAGAGAGTTTGGAGAAGTATAAAGAAATTGTTTAATCATTAATAATATGATTGATTTCAGTAAGAAAATCAAGAATAGTGACAAGTTTAGAACCCCGGCGTTGACTTATTTAGCGTCGGGGTCTTATTGTGCTTACCCGAAAGGTACTACTGAATATTACAATTTCTGGGACCAAGAAGTAGATAGATGTGTTAATGGTTATACTGCAGAAGATGGTGATTACATTACTGGGTATAACTATTTCTATTTAAACTATTGTCCTATTCAAAGACTTGTTTATATCACAACTAATGGTGAAACTAAGAAGGTTAGACAGGCTGCATTCCCTGATTTCTATGATTACGATTATTACTTCTTTCAAGCTGTAGAGGAAGCAGAGAATCAAGGTAAACATATGGTACTCACAAAAGCAAGACGTAAGGGTTATTCATATAAAACTGCTTCCATGTTGTGTCGTAACTTCTTTCTTATCCCTAATTCAAAGTCTTATGTATATGCATCAAACAAGCAATATCTTACTGAAGATGGTAACTTAACCAAAGCTTGGGATTATATGGATTTTATTGATGCTAATACCGCATGGGGTAAGAAAAGGCAAGTAGCTAATACAGCCATGCGTAAAAGGGCATCTATGCTTGTTACTGATGAATTTGGTAACAAAGTAGAAATGGGTTACAAATCTGAAATAATGGGTGTATCTGTTAAAGATAACCCAAATGCTGTTCGTGGTAAAGCTGCTAAACTAATTGTGTGGGAAGAAGGTGGTTCATTCAAAGAATTAAAAGCTGCATGGGAAATTGCTAGACCATCAGTAGAACAAGATGGTGTTGCCTTTGGTCTAATGCTTTTGTTTGGTACAGGTGGTGACGAGGGTGATAATGTAGCAGGTTTAAGGGAAGCCTTTTATGACCCTGAAGCATTTAACTGTATTGGTTTTGATAATATATGGGATGAAGGTGCAGTTGGTGGTAAGAAATGTGGTTTCTTTGTACCTCAACATACTAACCTAGATATACGTGATTCAAATGGTAATCGTATATATATGGATGACGATGGTAATACTCTTCACGATAAAGCTAAGGCATATATACTTAACCTAAGAGCTAAAGAATTAAAGAGTGCTAAAGACTCTCAACAAGTAGATAGGTATACTGCAGAACATGCAGAAACACCTGCTGAAGCCTTTACTGAACTATCTGGTAATATATTCCCTAAACGAGAATTACAAAAGCAATTAGCTAGGATAAGAACTAATCGTAAATTACAAAATCACAAGCAAGTTGGTGATTTAGTATGGGAACAAGGTGTACCTAAATGGGTAATTAAAAAGACAGGTGATATTACAGAGTACCCTCTACCAAAGATGGCAGATCCTACTGGTTCTATAGTAATATGGGAACATCCTTGTCCAGATCCACCTATAGGCTTATATATAGCTGGTTTAGACCCATATGATCAAGATCAATCCGGTACTAACTCATTAGGTTCTATATTTATATACAAGCGTATACAGAACTTTGAATCGTACAGTGACATATTAGTAGCAGAATATACTGGTAGACCAAAAACAGCAGAAGAATTCTACGATAATGTACGTAAACTATTAATGTATTATAATGCTAGGGCTATGGTAGAAAACCAAAACACTGGTATATTCGCTTACTTTAATAATAAGCACTGTGATTACTTACTAGCTGATCAACCAGATATTATCAAGGATATAGTAAGAGACTCCAAAGTAAATAGACGTAAAGGTTGTCATATGAATAAAGAAATAAAGCTTTGGGGTGAAGGTAAAATTAAGGAGTGGCTAGAAGAAGAAACAGAACCTGGTCATATGAGACTTGAGTCTATACTATCCGAGCCGTTACTACAGGAATTGATAATGTATAATGATAAAGGTAATTTCGATAGAGTAATGGCAATGATTCAATTAATGATATACAGGGAACAATTGTATACATCTCAAGTAAAGCAAAAACAAGAAGTAGAGAGGAACCAAAGATTGTTTGATTTACCTATATTTACAGATAAATGGTTTGAACAAGACACTTCTGATTCTACAAATAAATTATTTGATTCAAATATATTAACATTTTCATTTTAAATATGGAACGCACAGTAAATAGCTTTCCTATACAGAAAATACCTTATAACAAGAAGACTGATGAATGGCGAGAATGTTGTGTGGATTACATTATAGGTCAATCACAAATAACTAATTCTGATACAGTACCTTCAGAAGAAGAAATGCAGACTTATTATGATTTATACAATAGTGTCTATAGTGAAAAGGATTTGAAATATGTTACTAACCCTTTTAACCAAGATGATGGTTTCCCAGCAATGGCACAGGATTATAACATTATCAGATCTAAGATTGATTTACTTATTGGTGAAGAAACTAAACGGCCTTTCAATTTTAAGGTATGCCGTACTAGCGATGCTGCTGCAAGTGAAATGCAAGAAAAAGCTAAGCAAATGCTTTTAGATTATGTACAAGCAGCAATCATGGCTAAGATGAGCCCTGAAGGACAAGCAAGATATGAAGAAGCCTTACAATCTGGGGAAATACAGACTCCAGAACAAATACAGGAATACCTTACTAAGGATTATAAGGATGTTGCCGAATTAACTGCTTATCACAGTTTAAACTATTTGAAGAACTCTTTGAATATAGACCATGAGTTTGTAAAGACATGGAAAGATGCACTTATTGCTGGGGAAGAAGTTCTTTACGTAGGCATTAGGAATGGAGAACCTTGTTTAAATAGGGTTAACCCAAAAGGTTTCTGGTATGACGATTGTGATGGCATAGAATTCATTCATGAAGCACCTATGTGTTGTAATAAAATGATTATGTCATATACTCAGGTATATGATGAGTTTTATGATAAAATGGATGAAAAACAACTCAATAAGTTACTAGAGAAATTCGATCAGTATGGTAAGAGTGGTAAGAACTGGTTAGGTGATAAGAATATGGTTGACGATTGGAACCATATAGATACTAAGATTTATAGTAAGTTACCTGATCATAATCCTTATGGTGATGCTGAAGATGTGGTAGTTTATCATGTATGTTGGAAATCTTTTAAGAAAATAGGTTTCTTAACAACTATCAACCCTGAAACAGGTTTACCTGAAGAAATTGTAGTAGACGAATATTATAAACCACTCGAAACCGAAACAGTAGAATGGGATTGGATTGTAGAAGTATGGGAAGGATATAGAGCAGATGATGACATTTACTTTGGTATTCAACCTATAGAATATCAGTATATTACTAGTAACAATCTTAATTCGCAGAGATTACCATATACTGGGGTAGTCTATAGTAATACTAACAGTGTACCAAAATCATTAGTTAGTATAATGAAACCATTACAGTATTTATATATTACTACATTCTATCGATTAGAACTAGCTATGGCTAGAGATAAAGGTAAAGTACCTGTAGTAGATGTTACACAGATACCTAAAGGATTAGGTATAGATACTTCAAAATGGTTACATTACTTAAGTGCACTAGGTGTTGCATTTATTAACCCATATGATGAAGGTTGGGATATACCTGGTAGAGAAGGTGGTAGACCATCAAGTTGGAATGGATTCTCTACTTGGGATCTTACTATGGGTAATGTCATAGCTCAGTATATACAGTTACTTGATAAGATTGAAGCTATGGCTTCAGAGTTGTCTGGGGTAACTCCTCAAAGACAAGGTGCTATCTCTAGTACAGAATTAGTAGGTAATGTAGAAAAATCTGTAATACAATCTGCTCATATTACTGAACCTTTATTCTGGATGCATAACCAAGTAAAGAAACAAGCTTTATTAATGTTATTAAATGCTGCAAAAGCTGCATGGAAAGATAGTGATAAACATTATCTCAATTATATATTTGATGACACTACTAGAGCATTTGTCTCAGTATCAGATAATTTCCCATATGAAGACTTTGATATTTTTGTAACGGATTCTACTAAAGAATCTCAAGCAATTGAGCAGTTAAGAGCATTGATACAACCAGCTATGCAGAATGGTGCAAGTCTTGTAGATGCTGCTGAAATGTATATGATGGATAATCTATCAATGTTAAAGAATAAGTTACAAGAACTTGAAAATCAAAGAATATCTCAGCAGCAAGCTATGCAAGAACAAGAAGCAATGCAACAGCAGCAACTTGTCCAAATGCAGAATCAAGTTAAGGAACAAGAACTTATGCTTAAAGAAGCAGAACTTGACCTTGAGAAATACAAGATTGATCAGGACAATGCTACTAAGATTACTGTTGCTCAATTGAATGCTTATCGTGGTTCTGAAAGTACGGATCAAGATGGCAATGGTATACCAGATCCTATTGAGATTGGTAATCAAGCAATTGAACAGCAACGTCTTTACTCTGATATTATGTCTAAACAGATTGAACAAGCTAATAAAGCTCGTGAAGCTGAGAATAAGAAACAGATAGAAGCTAAGAAGATTGAACAGTCAGATAAAGCTGAAAAGCTTAAAGCTACTATTGAAAGAGAAAAGATAGCATTAGAAAAGCAGAAACTTGAGGAAGCTAAGAAGTTGCAGATTCTTAAAGATAAAGCTGCAATGGAAAGAGAAAAACTGAAAGCCAAAACGGCTTTAAAGAATAAAGTGGTAGGAGAAAAAAGTAAATCTAAAACTAAAAAATAGGAGGAACTAATTATGGCATGTAAGAAAGGCGGAAGCAAGAAAGGTGGTAAAACTGGTAAAACAGGTAAGTAATATGAAAGAAGTTTTACTATATATTTGGCAATTGCCCCAGAATCTACTGGGGCTAGCCTTATATAAAATATATAAAGGTCATGAAATATGTACTAAAGAAGTTTGTGGGAATGGTATTAAGTGTAAGCTCAGTCCTCAAATGGCTGGTGGTATTACCCTTGGTAAGTATATTATCGTTAATAATCCTAAGCATTTGTATCATGAATTGGGACACACAAAACAATCAAAACGATTAGGTCCCTTATATCTGATAGTAGTTGGCTTACCTTCTTTACTGCACTGTGCATTTCATGAATGTGAAGATTATTATCATTTCTATACAGAAAGATGGGCTAACAGATTAATGGGAATTAAATGATGAAATGGTCAGATTTATCTTTTAAAGAGAAGAAACAAATATACGACAGCATTAAAGCTCAAAATCCTGATACTACCTATCTTGACATTAAATCACAATTTGATTCAATTCCTGCGTACGAAGATGGTGGTAAGAAGATAATGCCACCAAAAGAGTTAGGTCTTACTCCAGGTACTCCAGAGTATTATAAGAGGCAACAACAGATATCAGGTAAAGCTTCTACAGTTCAACCTGAAGCTTATATAACTCCTGCGGGTTATGTAAAGGACGCAATTAACTTTGTTGAAGACCTAAGTAATGGAGACTATACAGGTGCTGCTGTGGATGCTGCTCTTAATATCATTCCTTGGGGTGTTGGTAAAACATTAAAAAAGTTTAAATCCAAAGTAGGAAGATTAATTGAGGGTACTGATGAATATGCTACTTCTTCATATGCAGAACCATTCACACCTACTATTACGAAACCGACTAAGGTTAAACGTACTCCTTCTGGAGAGAGAAACTACAATCCAGCTAAACCTCCAAAAGATATAGAAGCACAAGCAGCCATGTTACAGGATACTTGGTATCGTGAAGCAGTTAATAAGAATCAGTATAGTAATGAGATATTAAGAAGTGTTGATCAAGCACTATACCCTGATGAGGATACTCGTAAGTTAGTACGAGAGATTGATAAGGCTTATAATACTAATTACGAAAAGGCTTATTCCGATATTGCTTATAAAGAAATAACTGGTAGGAAAGATTATGTATCTTATGGCTCGATGGGTGATAATATATATGGCAAGGCTAACATGAAAAACATTCAAGATGGATTTACATCTAGTAATGTTGATGATTATAGTATAGTACTTGACCCATCTACTTATATACCTGGTACTGCAAATCATGAATTAGGACATATAGCAAATGGTATAGCTGGTTCAATAAAGTATGAAGCAGAACCTGGTGTAGATTATATTACAAACCCTTATCTTAGATATTTAGCAGATCCAAGCAATACTTACACTACTAAGGAATTAAGGGATGCTGGATTTCATTCAGCAGCTAAGAATAAGAGATATTTGCTTAATCCTACAGAATCTAAAAGTCATATGTTGACTCTCAAGAGAGCTTTGAAAGATTCTAATAAAATTAGTAAATGGAGTGATCCTGTAGATGAGAATATGATTCTAGATTACTTTAGAAGTGGTAAAGCTAATGGTGCTGTTAGAAATCAATACGATTTGTATATTGACAAACAGAGATATATAGATAGACTTAATAGACTAGTACCAATGGAATGGTTACTTCCTACAATAGGTCTAGGTGGAGCAGAATTTTTAAGAGAAAAACAAAATAATAAATCTAATTAATAATAATTATGGATAACAATAGTAATCAACTATTAGGTTGGGAAGCAGTAGCAGATGTATTTTCATCTAATACTATAGATAATAATCCTTTAGTAACAGGAAATCTACGTGAAGAACAGGGAGAGATTAGTGATGAAGAGATTGCACGTTTGCAGAGACAGCATAAGGCTCCTTCTGTAAAAGACGTATTTGGAAATGATGCTGTTAAGACTCCAGAAAAGGAAGAAAAAGGAACAGAAGAACCAGTAGTAGAAGATCCTACTGAGGAACCTGCTAAAGATGATAAAGTAGTAGATACTAAAGAGAAAGAAGATAGTGTAGTAGATACTCCTACTGAAGGAGAAGAATTGGATAACGAAGGTATTCAAGTAACTGCATTCTTTGATGCTGTAGCAGAAGAAATGGGTCTTGAAGTAGAAGAAGGAGAAGATAAACCTTCTACTGTAGAAGAGCTCTGTGAATATTTTAGAGAGATGATTGAGGAGAATTCTACACCAGAGTATGCTAGTGAAGAAGTTGCTCAGTTGGATGAATTTGTACGCAATGGTGGTAAGCTTGAAGATTATTTCAAAGCTGCTCCTGCAATTGATTATGAGACTTTTGATACTACCATTGAAGAAAATCAAAAGAGAATTGTAAGAGAATTACTTGCTGCTAAAGGGTTTAACGAGAAGCAAATTACTCGTAAAATCGAAAAGTACGAAGATGCGGGTATCCTTGAAGACGAAGCTGAAGACGCATTGGAAGCTATGAAGGATATAGCTGAAGAGAGAAAGGAACAGCTATTAGCGCAACAAAAAAAGGAAAATGAACAGAGAGTAGAGCGCCAACAAAGATTTGTAGATGACGTTGTCACCAATATTAAATCTTTAAAAGATATACGCGGTATAGCTATTCCTGAAAAAGATAAGAAAGCTTTACTAAATTACATCTTTAAAGCTGACGCTGATGGTCTTACTCAATATCAAAAGGACTATTCTAAGAGCGTCAAAAATTTAATTGAGTCAGCCTATTTTACTATGAAGGGTGACACTTTGCTAGATACTGCTAAAAAAATTGGAACTAGCTCTGCTATAAAAACACTTAAACAAAGCTTAAAAAACACGGGTAGTTCAAAAAACTCAAAGAAAGTTCACACTAGTTCACCAAACTCTATCTGGAGTATCGCAGCACGTAGTTTAAATAATATATAAAAATATAAATTAATTTATGGATAACGGAATTCTGAATAATTTGCAAATCGGTAAAAGTAGATGGTTTTCAGATCTTATTGACGAAAATAAGATTTCAGAAGCAATGTTATCAAGACCTTATGAAGTAGAACGTATCGTATCTTACGTTTTTGCTGCTAAAGATGGTGCTTATGGCACATCTATTGATGCTATTACGGGTGGTCTTGGTAATGTAATGACCATTGACCAGAGTACGTATGAATGGTACGTAGAAATCGATACCGATAGAGCTGTAACAATTCGCTCTGCTAAATGGCAGGGTACAGAAATTACTGCCGCTAATGCTGACACTATTATGGCAGGTATTGGTAACACACCTATCCAGATTTGGGTAGAAGATAAATGGTTTGGTCCGGGTGCTATTGTAGTACTTGATGACAAGGAATATCAGTTACGTATTTCTGGTGCTCCTATCCAGGACGGTAACCTGTGGTGCTATACTATGTTTATTGCAGATGGTCAGTCTAATTCTTATATTCCTGGTAAGTATCTGTTGGCTGGTCGTGAAATGTCACGTCTGGGTTCTGCTTACGAAGAATATAGTGAAGAAGCAGATATCCTGAACTACAATACTCAGTTCAAGATGCGTAACTACCTGTTCACAACTCGTTTGAGCTATGATATTACTGGTACAGCTTATGCAACTGTTCTGTGGATTGCATTGAAGGATCCTAAAACAGGTAAGAAATCTTATTTGTGGTCTGATTATCAGGAATGGACAGCATTGCGTGAATGGCGTAAACGTTGCGAAAAGATGATGGTTTACTCTAAGTCTAATCGTAACCAGGATGGTACTTTCTCTCTGAAAGGTACTAACGGTCGTCCGGTTTATTTGCCTGCTGGTCTTTTGGAACAGATCGCTCCGTCTAACAGACGTTATTATACTGAGTTGACAGCTGAATTGCTGGAAGACTTCTTATTTGATCTGTCTTATAATGTACTTGGTACTAATGAACGTAAATTCGTTGCACTTACTGGTGAAATGGGTATTCGTGAATTTGACCGTGTATTGAAACAGAAAGCAGCTACAATGAACTTGATCGATACTAAGTTCGTAAGTGGTAGTGGTCAGGAATTGACACTTGGTGGTCAGTTTGTAACTTACAAGATGACTAACGGTATTGAATTGACACTGAAACACTTCCCGCTGTATGATAATACTACAGACAACCGTCTGTTGCACCCGATTTCTGGTAAGCCGCTGGAATCTTATCGTTTTACTTTCTTGGATGTTAGCCGTCGTGATGGTGAAGCAAACATTGTTAAGGTAGTACGTAAAGGTCGTGAATTCATGCAGTGGTATACTGGTGGTTCTATCTCTCCTGCAGGTCCTGCTAAATCTATCAACACTTTGCGTTCTAATGCAAAGGATGGTTACACAGTTCACTTCTTAGGTGAAATGGGTATTATGGTAAGAGATCCGCGTGGTTGTGGTGAACTTATTATGGATGCTGAAGCATAATTCAGTGTATACACAAATACGCCGATAAAATATGATAAAGATTTATAGGGGCGTAACAGCCCCTATATTTTTATTAACAGGTTTAAAATCTATATTTATATAAATATATGGAAGCAACGTTAAGATTTATTAGAATTAATCCCTGGTCTGGGATTGCAAAGTTTAAAAATTGTTCTGAATACATCGCGTCATATTGGACAAGATCAGGTAACAAGTATACAGGTTTAACAGAGGAAGATGCTCGTAGATTAGAGAAAGCTATCGGTTATCCTGAAGGTCATTTAGCTCCTTATAGTTCTTTCTGGACTACTTATGCTATTAAAGTTGGTAATAAAGATTATTACTTACACACAGAAAGACCTGAAGATGAACTTGCATATTTGTTTCTTAAAAATCATAAAAGAGTAGCCTGCGGAACAGCTAACATCAAACCAAGTAATGATTTCGTATTGATTAATTCTGAAGCAGAAGCTGAAGAAAATAATAAGAAATTTAAAGTTAAACGTGAAGCTTACGCTAACTTTACTAAGATGTCACTTGAAGAAATGCGTAAATGTCTTAGACTTTATGGTATCAAATCTGATTCTATTTCTAGTGAATTAGTAGAAAGTAAGCTTAATGAGTTAATTGAAGCAGATCCTCAGAAGTATCTCTTACTTTGGGTCAACAACCAGAATAAAGAAACTCAATACTTGATTGAAGCAGCTATTAGCAAGAATATTATTCGTAAGAATAAGAACTTGTATTACTATGGCACTGATGTAATTGGACGTAGTATGGATGAAGCTGTACTAATGCTTGATGATAAGAAAAATCAGGATATTAGATTGGCTATCATGCAAGAAATAGAATCCAAGTAAATATGACAATAGCAGAAGCACATATTGCATTTAAAGTAGAAGCTGACAAGAATGCTGTTAATATAGGCATGTCTGGCTGTCCTTCTTTCTTACCAGAAGAAATAGATTATTGGTTATATACTGCTTATCTAAGTAAGGTAGCTACTAAGTTTACTGGGAATAATACCATACAAACTCCTTTTGAAGGTAATGCTAAACGTGTAGCAGATTTAGAAGGTCTAGTAAGAACAGACAAAGGACTAACTTTACTTAGTGAAACTACTAATAATAAATTAACACTTAATGATTTTAAATCAAGCATTAAGTATGGTAGTGATACACAAGATAAGCGTATGTACTTCATACAGGGTACTTTACATTTTGGTAGTAAACTAGCTAATGTTAAGTTAATAAGTCATGAGAACGCTTTAAGATTCTTAGAAACTTATAACAATAAGCCTTGGATAGAAGAACCTGTTGCTATATTAGAAGATAACAAGTTGATAGTGTTCGTGGATAGGGATCTTATGACAGGTCCCTATACTATCGACTTAACTTACTTAGCATATCCTCGTAAGATTAATAATCAGGATATTACATCTACATTAGATGAAATACCAGAGTATATGCAATATGAAGTAGTTAAGTTAGCTGCTGATATGGCATTAGAAAATGTTGAATCACCAAGAGTTCAATCACATCCACAGTATGTGGCACAATTAGCAGAATAATATGAGTAGCAAAGAAATGCAAATGTCTGAAGAAGAATATTATGCTAGCTTATTATCTAACCCTGATTATGCTAAACCAAAGTTTTCTATATACCGATTTAAAAACATTTTAAACGGTAAAGTATATATAGGTCAAACTGTAGTACCTGTTAGAAAAAGGTTGATACAACATATGACTTTTAGTAAACCGTGGACGAAATGCCAAAAAACATATTTTCATAACGCTTTGAACAAAAACGGTTTGATTAATTTCGAATTCGATGTTATTGAAATTTGTGCATCTCAAGAAGAGTTAGATATAAGAGAAAAATATTGGATATCATATTATAAATCAAATAACAAACAATATGGATATAATATTGAATGTGGCGGTAAGGATGGAAGAAAAGGAACTAAATTAACTGAAGAACATAAAAATAAGTTACTAAAAGCTAATTTGGGTAAACATAGAAGTGAGGATACTAAATTAAATCTTAGTAAAGTACACAAACAACTATGGGAAAATGAAGAGTTCAGAAATACACATTTAAGTATAGTCCGAAATAATTTATCTGCTAGCTGGGAAAAGACACAAAAGAAAATTTATCAATACGATACTAATGGTGATTTTGTAGCAGTTTGGAATAAATGTAAAGACGTTGCAGATTTTCTTTACGGAAAAGGAAAATGTGGTAGTTTAACACGCAATATTAAATTAAACAATAAACGTGGTAAATTGGGGTTCTCCAAAAAAGGATACATTTGGTCATTTTTTGCTCCCCAAAGAAAGGAGGGAATATAGACGCAAAAAATATGCAAATGGAGTTTGAGCGTAGACTCCAACTTATTAGTCCAGATCTCACTATAGAAAATAAACCGAATTCAGATTTGATTTTTTCTATACTTAATGAAGCACAGGATCGCTATGTAATGATGAACTATGTAGGTGATGATCAAATGGAAGTTGAAACCAATACTCAAACTAGAAATACAGATTCTATTAAAAGTTTATTGGTTGAAAGAGAACTCACACAAAGCGGTTCTACATCAAATGGTATAGCTAGATATAGATTACCTTATTCTACTACTGATGAATATTTCTTATATGTGCATTCAGTAAGTAAAGTAAAAGGTACTTATAAGCAATACACTACTGAAACTAAAGTAGATAATCAATTAGTAAAATATAGAGATCTACCAAAGTTTATGAAGACTGCTTATAATACTCCAATTGTAAGACAACCAGCAGTAGCTTTAATATCTGATCCAACTACTAAGTATATGTATATGGAAGTAGTAGTAGATGCTTACACTACTCTAAGTGGTGTTATTCTTACTTACTATAGAAAACCATTAAGATTTAATACTACAACTGGTGCTTCAAAATGTGAATTACCTGAATCTGTTCATAGTGAAATAGTTGACCTTGCTGTCAATATGTTTATCACAGAAGGTAAATACAGATTACAAACTAAACCATCTAACCAAAGTAATAGAGAATAATTATGAAGTTCATTGAATTACAAACTGCATTTGAAACCGAAATAGGTTTGCTTGATAATAATATTGAGAAACCAGTTACAGCAGATATTGAATATTGGTTAATGGCTGGTTTAGATAAATTTATTAAAACTAGATACTCAGGTATTAATTACAAGCGTACAGCATTTGAACAGGATCAGAAAAGAATTGATGATCTTCGTACACTTGTAACCAATAAGACATATCAGTTTACAACATTCCCAGAAGAACAAGTAGTTACATTACCAACAGATTATATGTTTACTTTAGGTGAAACCGCAGTAATCTATAGTAATAATAATTGTTGGCCTAAGGGACCTAATGGTCAACCTAGGACTAAACACACAGATGTGTTAGAAGCTACTATTGAGAATTTTGATAGACAAAGACAAAATACATTATCAGAGTATAGATTACATGGTACTTCAGCAAGACCTTTGAGATTATATCAAGGTAATGAAATCCATTTATATACTGATGGTAATTACAATATAAAGAATTATATCCTCACATACTTGAGGACTCCTAAAAAGATTAGCCTGACTGATGCTCCTTTTGATGAGTATACAGATATGCCAGTATCAACTCATTCAGAAATTGTGAAGCTAGCAGCGGAGTTATACTTGGAAAACCAGGCTAATCCAAGATATCAATCGTATATTAATGAGACAAATACGATGGAATAGTTTAGTTTACGCGGAAATCTGAAACATGGAAAGTAGAAGACTAAACCAGTTAAACTAAGCGCTTTGTTTAACTAATAAAATTAAAATAATATGTTACAACACGTAAATACGGTACTCGTTGCTAAGACAGCTCCGGCTTCGTTCTCTAATGTAGATTCTTTAGCTGATGGTGCCATTGCTTTGTTTGATGAAAACAAAAAACTGTTGACAACAGCTGCTAATGCTGCTGCTGCTAATGCTATTTATGTTGGTGTTTGCCAGGGTACAGAAGACGTATATAACGAAGAAGGTACGAAGACCACTAAGGCTGTGATTAAATATTCTATGCCTATTCAGAAAGGTTCTTGTCCTTCTATGGTTGTTACTCCGTTCGTAGCTAAGGCTGAAGATAAAATTGTTATCACGGCTACTAATGTTACTCCGGAAGTTGGTCATCGTTATGTTTTGCGTCTTGTTTATAATGACATTCACGAAGCTCCGGGTCAGTTTACTCATACTTATGAAGTAATTGCTAAGACTACTGCTCCGAAAGATTTGATTGACGCCTTCGTAAAAAAGATTAATAATCATAAAGGTGCTCGTGTGGTAGCTTCTTCTAGCGCAGCTGTTCTTACTTTGAATGCTAAGGAAATTCCTTACAATCAGGGTATTACGACAGATGCAGGTTACTGTCAGGTATCTGTAGAAGCTTTCATGTGTACAACGATTCCTTCTGGCTTACTGAGCAATGTAATGTATCCGATTTCTAATCTGACAATTGCTAAGACTCAAGGTACTCCGGGTCGTGGTAATGCTTACATTGTTCGTGATCGTGAAAATTGGAACTTAGGATATGAAGGCATTCAGTATCGTGCTAATGCTATCTATCCGTATATTGCTCCGGAATTCAGATCTGATTTGAATGCAAAATACGATACTATCACAATCGAATGGGATAACAAATATCTGTCTAATGATAATCAGTATATTAAAACTACTCCGTTATCTGCAGAAATTTATGTTAATCAAGGACAGATCACTTCAAACACTCTGTTTGTTAATATGATTAAGTCATTCATTGCTGGTACAGATGTAACTGCTTAATTAGAAAATAAATTTAACCACAAAAGGGGATTGGGGAAGTTATCCCCAGTCCCTTTTTTATTTATACGATTGATATGAATGAAATTAATGAATCTCTGTATTATGCAGAAGTTAAACTATTAAGAAATTACTGTAGCAATTGCTTAGATAACAAAATGAAAGAGTTAATTATGATGTTCTTATTTAAGAAAACTCTTTATGATAATGCTACAGAATTAGGTTTAACAGAAGATGCTGATCTGTATTACAAAGAAATGCTGAATATGTTAAATCTTAGAAAGTGTGATTGTAATATAATGTGTAACAGTTGTAATAAATGTGGTAATGGAACTTGCACAATATGTAAATAAAGTTGGGGAATTAGTTAATCAGTCTACTAAGTGCAATGTAGAATTAGATAAAGTTTCTATTACCAATTTAGTATTATTATTGCATTTAGGCAAATTATCTAGTTGGGCTAGTACTAAAGTAGATGATGAAGATTTTCCCATTACTCAGGAAGATGTAGATAAAATTATAGAATGTATGCATTGTTTAAAAAAACAAATTAATTTCTATCCAGAAAAAGATATCGATGATGATTGTATATTAACAGAAGTAGAAGAACATATAATTCAAGAGTAATATGAATAAAAAGATATCACAATTTGAGGTTACCACATCTTTTGAAGATAATGATATTCTAACTCTTGTACAAGATAAAACTAATAAGATAATCCATAAAGATGATTTTGAAACTAGTTTATCTAGTACGTTTGCAACTAATGAAAGAGTAGATGGTATTGAAGAAGATGTAGCTAATCTTGATACTAAAGTAGACAACAATTATACAGATCTATCCAACAAAATAGTAGAAGGGGATACTAATGTTACTAATAACCTGAATAGTAATATTAATAGTTATTATGATGTATTAAACAATAAGATCATTACTCTTGAAGATAAACACGATAAGGATTTAACTGAAGTTAATGATACAGTACAGGGTTGGATAGATACTATTGATGATAAGTCTACAAAGGAACAATTACAAAACCTATTAAATAGGTTAATTGAAGATGAAAACATCATTACAGCATTAGCAGATTTAATTGCAAATGGTGGTGGTAGTGGTGAAGCACCCGGTTTTCATACACAACCTACTAGTACCATATTTCCGTTATCCGGGTATTATTATAATGGAGATACTAGCGATTTAACTACTACAGATACTTTAAATCAAGCTTTATCAAAATTAGAAGGTAAAATTAAATCTGTAGAGGGCAGTATAGGCGGTGATACGAAATATATGATCACTAGTACTGACAATACTCAACCTACAGACGGTAATTTGTATTCAGCTAGAAGATCTGATTTGAACTATATATCTAAAAAGGTTGATGATACAGCAAATGGTTATATTAAGTTTTTAAAAGGAATACAGGGAGGTCAAACATTTAGAGAAGGTTTTCTAGGCGAAGGTGCTTCTTTATATCCGATTAATGGCAGATGGAAGTTTGAAGTAGATGATTTGTTTGTTAGAGGTAGAATGACTGTTAATGAACTTCTAGTAAATGAAATAAAAGCTACTGGTGGAGATATATTAGTTTCAGTTGCCGATCTTGAAATACTAGATGTTACTACTACTCCAGATAATGATTACAAGTGTACATTTGATACTCAAGATGGTACTGTAAGAAATCCTTTTGTTGAAGGCGATCAAGCTATATGTCAAATCTTTGATGGTAAAAATGTTAAAAGATATTGGCGCATGGTATCCGAAGTAGGTACTGACTATGTGGTTTTATCAGATTCTGTATGTGAACCTGGTAGTTCTATTCCTGAACCCAAAGATAAAATTATTCAGTTAGGTAATAGATACCCCGGTAATGAAGATCGTAGATCTGCTATTATGATATCTGCTAGAGGCACAGAAGGACCTAGTATTACTTTATATGATAATATTGACGATTTTAATTTAGTAGGTAAAGATCGTACAGTTATAGGTAAAAATAGTAGATTTGTTGGTACTTTATCTCAGGTGTCTAGCAATGGAGATATTATCAGAGTACCCATTGATAGAGGACAATTTATAGCTGGCACTACATATTATTATTATGATAGAGTATCATATAATGGTTCATTATGGTTATGTATGGCTACTCAAACCACTAGTATCCCTAGTAAGGAAAATGACGAGTGGTTATTGCAAGTAGAAAAGGGTGAGCAAGGTGCTGCTGGTGCAGATAAAGCTAAATGGGTAGAAATTACTGGGGAAAGATTATTCATGTATGATAATCCTAACTTTGAAGGTACTCCTACACCATCTGTCATTACACTATATTGTAATACTTATAATATAGAAAATCCTGTATTTACTTGGGTAAATAGAAATACAAATGAAACAATAGGTACTTCTCAAGCATTGGATGTACGTCCTGATATGTTTGGTGATCTTAGAAATTTTGTAGTACGTTGTACTGTAGTTAATGGTAAAGAAAGTTTTTATGATGAAACTCAGGTAGCCAAACTCGGAGATGGTGCAACTGGAGAAGATGCTTTCTATATTGACCTAAGTAATGGTAATATGACGGTACCTTATGATTCATCTGGTAATAACCCCCAAATCACTATTACTGATGTGTATACTTACGTGTATGCTTATCAGGGAACAAACCAATTATATATTGATAGTATAACAGCAGAAACTATTGAAGGCGTGGCTACTGTTACTGTAGATGGTGATAAAGTGACATTAAATACTTTAGGATCACCTTCTGCTAGAATACGATTAACAGTTAATATCGGTTCCATGTCCTTTACTAAGGATTTATGGATTAATAAAGTACAAAATGGTGAGAATGGGTTTGATGGAGTCGACGCTTGTTATGTATTAATATCAGGAGAGCAGGTATTTAAGTACGATAAAGAAGGTTTAGTTAGTCCATCACAAATAACTTTATATGCTAGTTCGTATGGAATTGAATCTCCTACTTATTCTTGGTATTGGAAAATTGTAGGTACAGATGATTGGAATCTTCTTGAAAACGAGATTACAGAAACTTTAGTAGTATCACCAAATGGTTCATACTTTAACAATTCTGTTAACGAGGTAACTTTTAAAGTAGAATGTACTTCTGCTTTAGGTGGAGCCGTATATCAGGATATGTTAACAATTAATAAATTGTATGATGGAAAAGATGGAGAAAGTCCATATAGGGGCGTATTAACTAATGAAGCTCATACAGTAGCTGCTAATTGGTTAGGAGAAGTAGAATCATCAGAATTAGCAAAAGCTTCTACTAATTATTATTTATATCAAGGTACTAGAAAATTAGAGAATAGTGAATATACTATAACTTATACTAATTTAGATAACAATGCTCAAAATCAATTATCTATTGATACAAACAATAATAAACTTACTGTAGCTAGATTGGGTAATAGTTTTGATAGTACAGTATTTAAAGTAGAATTTCATGTACCTGCTTCTTCAGCTTCTCCAGTAGTAGATGTGTGTGATTTTACTATTACAAAAGCCAAAGGTGGAGTTCCTGGTGATTTTGAAGTATCTATTTATTGTAGATCTAACGAGTCTCAACCAAATCGACCTTCTATGACATCTAGACCTACTTCAGGCGGCACATATAGTAATGGTAACTACTGGTATGTAGATGCTCCTTCTGCAAGCGGTTATGCTATATGGAAAAGTACTGCTTTATTTGATGGAGAAACTGGTTTACTTAAATCTGGAGAACAGTGGACATTACCTACAAAAATATCAGGTAAAGATGGACAAGATGGGCAGATTGGTCCACAAGGTCCTGCTGGACCACAAGGATCTCCCGGAGATAGAGGTCCTGCTGGAGATCCAGGTCCTGCGTTAAATTTCAGAGGAGAATATAATAATAGTACTACTTATTATAAAACAGCGGAATTAGTAGATGTCGTAAAAAGAAATGGAGTATATTATATGGCAAACAAAGCTACAATTACACCAGGCTGGTCTAGTTCTGAATGGAAATCATTAAATTCATTTGAGAATATTGCAACTGGTTTATTATTTGCTGAAGAGGCTACAATTGGTGGTTGGCGCTTTAGTCCCGCTTCTAGTAGTTATTTTAGATCAACAAATGATGTAGTATGTTTCTATCCATCTACAGATGGTGTGACTCCATTTTTGGCAGCAGGTACTAATTCAAATAAAGGTGCTATTTCTTCTGGTGGTACTAAAATCACAAACTCAAAAGCTCCTTTAAAATTATGGGCAGATGGTATCATTACAGTAGGAGATGGTTCTAGTAGTTCTAGAGCAGGATTAACTGGGGTAGGAACTTCTTCAGACTCTGTAAGAATCTGGGCAGGTACAAATCATGGTAATAGAACATCTGCTCCTTTTAGAGTACTTGATAATGGTAGTATGGTAGCAACAAATGGTACATTTACCGGAAAGGTTACTTGTACTTCTTTAATTGCTCAAAATATTGATTCTAGTAATTTCTCAATACCCGGATTGAAGTGTGCAGGTAGATGTAACTGGACTGGGTCTAGTGTATCATTTGGATATTTATTTACTACTAAGGAACTTAGAATGTCTCCTTCTAGGGTTGCCACAGGTAGATTTAGATTTACATTATCAGGTGCACATAGTACTGATTATGTTGTATTGTGTTCTATTGATAATCCAAATACAAATATAGCTAGTGGCTTTAGAGGTTCATATCAAATTGGTCCTAGATATTCTGATCATTTTGATATCCATTGGTTTGATACTGATGGCAATGCTCATGATTTAACTTATTTTAATGTTGCATTTTTTTCGTATTAGAATATGGAACTATATTATATTACAAAGAACGGAGTAGGTTCAATAGATGCTGATTTTTTTAAAACTTATTTAAGTGATAAAGAAGTAAAATCATTAGAAGAACTTACAGAAGATGATCGTTATTTATTTTTAAACGACGACCAAAGAGATTTTTATATCAAATACATGGATGAAGTAGTAGATGATCCAATGGCTGTATACTATATGAAAACGCCAGTGAAATCTTCTCAAAATGAAAGAATACGCAAAATACGAGAAAACGCTTATATTAGTAAAAGCGATCCATTATACATGGCGTATATAAAATATAAAGAATTTGGAGAAGATGAGGCAGCAGCTAAAGCTTATAATGAATGGAAACAAGCTGTGTTAGAAATAGAAGAAGCTAACCCGTATATTACAGAATAACATGATAAAGAATAATGTATATTATGAATTCTTTGCAAGCTATATGGTACCCAATTCTAATGAAGTTGGGTACTGGATAGACTTGGGAGCAAATTCAAAAGGAAAAGTAATTAAAGTATATAATCCTGATATTAAGTCTTGGGTTAAACTAACAGATGCTACTAGTGAAGATGCTGTTGCTCCTTTCATTGGTTCTAATGGTAACTGGTGGATAGATAATCGTGATACAGGTGTATCTGCTTCTGGTAAAAGTCCAATTATTGGTGAAAATGGTAATTGGTGGATATTTGATCCAGCATTAAACGAATATGTTGACACTAGTGCTACTGCATATGATAAGACTGCATATGAATATGCTGTAGAACAAGGATATACTGGCACTGAAGAAGACTTTGGTAGAATGCTTGCAGAAGTACCTAATGCGGTTAAAGATGCCAAACAAGCCATAAAAGACTCAAAAGAAGTACTTCAGAATCCACCAAAGATTGTAGATGGTAATTGGTATATCTATGACTATGTAAATGATACTTATCAGGTTGGATTCCTGGAGTAGATACAGCATCTTTATATAAAGTGGTTGATAAAGATCATGCTGGTACATTAGAAGATCCAATACCTTATACACCACCTATGGAATTGTTTAAGGATAAATATTATACACAAAATAGTAAAGTGTATTTATGTATTAGGAATAGTGAAATACCACTTTCACATGATTTATCAAGTTTAATAAATAACTATGTAACTTTAGTATAATATGGGTACAATAAAAGTAAAGAAAGATGGAGAGTGGGTAAAACTACCCAATTACGGTGTAGAAGAATTTCCTGATGCGCCTTCAGATGGTAAAACATATGGTAGGAAAAATAAACAATGGTCAGAGATTATAGCTAGCAATCAGTATCTTGACTTAACAACTTTATTTCCAAGTGAAAGTGGTACATTATCAGATGAAAACTATCAAAAGATAGTTGATGCAGTAAATAAAGGAATAACAACAGCAAGAATTGAAACGGATCCTGATGGATTTAGCCCGATAACAATTAGTAATTCTACTGAAACATATAGTATTATAACAAATATTTTAACAGTAGACTCCGGTGATCACTCTATAGGGTTAATGGTAACAACCGTAATTATTAACAAGAGTAACAAGACTTATACTTCGGTATCTAATCAACAAAGTTTACAAAATACTGGCTCCGGTACAAAATACCTCTCCGACAACGGTCAATATAGGAAGATAAATACTATAAGTGGTAACGGAGTATCTGAAATAGCATCATTATCTCAAGCTGCCTACGATAAACTTACTGAGAAGAAAAATAATACACTTTATATAATAACCGGTTAACTATGACTAATAAAGATATTAAGAATGCATATATAGGTACTACCGAAGTAAAAGCTATGTACTTAGGTAGTACTAAAGTATGGTCTAAAGAGCAAGTAGAAGTTACAGATGGGGTATATATAATGCTAAATGACTGGAGTTTTGTTACTGTAGATCAATGGAAAAATGCCAATAAACCAGATAATTTGGGAATTGCTATTATCTATGGTGATAAGAAATTATTATTAGATTATAAAAATATAGATCAGTATGACTTAAGATTATATGATTTTGGAACAGATATGCCTATAGCTTCCTATGATACCGATGCATTAAAAGATTTAAATGGATTTCAAAATTGTACGTATGCGTTTGCAAATAGTCCGAGTTTTCAGGAAATTGCTATAAATTTAAAACTAACAACACCAAATAATGAAGATCTATTTCCACATGTACTTAGTTTTGGAGAAGCAGCAATATTACAGAGATTTGGAGACGATCTTCATACAGCTATGATGGAAGTTGGTCATGAAGGATATTCCCCATTTTGGACCTCTACTAGAGTAAATAATGAAGAGTTTTGGCGGATAGAAACAATAGATCATGTAAATGCAAATACTTCAGAAGTGATCTTACAGGCTATGGTTCATTATACGACCTCTCAAGAAGATACGTTATATTTTTTACCAATCTTTGATTTATCTAATCAATAAGAAAATAACCGCTATTAGGTATGTAATAGTGATTATTACTCTAAGCAACTTTTATAGTTATTTAACGTTTTAAATACACTATCAAAAGATAACACAACGCTAGCTAGATTTTCATAATTTAGTTAGCGTTTTCTATTTCAATATATCTCAAACATTACATCATGTTAGATAAATTACATAATTATTTTTTAGTAAGCCAAGGTGTTTCTACAATGAACTATTTTAAAGATTTAACCGGTGAAGGTATAACAAAGTTTATTGCTTGTGTTGGTGTCAGCCTACTAAATTGGTTGATGGGCACTTTTACACCTATCATTTTTGTATTACTATTACTAGGATTACTTATCATTACTGATGCTATACTTGGTTGTAAAGTATCAATCAAAAAGAATAGAAAATGTGAATCTAGACGTTTTTGGAAAACATTACGTAAGTTTGGTTGGTCTTGTGCTATTGTATGGTTTGCATCACGAATTGATGCTGATATATTAATATCATTTAATGCTCACCTATCAGAGCTTTTTGCAGGGCTTATTGCTGGAGTTGAGTTATGGTCTATAGTTGAAAACTTAAATACATTATACCCAGATGGTCCTTGGAGAATCCTAAGTAAAGTAATAAAGAGTAAAGGTGAAAAGTATCTTGATATAACCATAGATAAGGAAGACTTGCCAAAAGTTAAGCAACTGGTTAAAAAGATAAAATAGTGAATGTGTTGAGATATATTAAAATAGGTTTTGTTGCACTTACTGTCTTCTTAGGTTTAAATAATTATAGACTTAGTAATAAAGTAGATTACTTAGATAATAGATTAGCAGAAACTAAACATGCTTTACATTATTACGAAGGTAAACTTAATGATGCTGAGGATAATAATAAAGTCTTAATGCTTACTATAGACGATTTTAAAGAATCTAATGACAGTCTAGTGAAAGTAATAAGGAAACAAGCTAAAGAGCTTAAATTAAAAGATAAAGAGCTAAATACAGTATCTTCTACTGAAATAGTAATTAAAGATACTATACTACATAAAATAAAGGATCCTAATCCTGACTTTTTAGTAGAATTAAAACCAAATCAATTGACTACAATCAAAATAGAGAGAAAGGATAGTATATTAACACATATACTAGACATTAAGAATCGTCAAGATTTATATATAAGTGAACGTAAAGTATGGCGTAAGAAAGGCTTTTTCAGACGTTTGTTCACACTAAATTTTAAGAAAGATTTAATAAGAGATTATCAGATAATTAATACAAACCCTTTAATTAAAACAATTGAAACAAGGGTTATAACTATTTCAAAATAATTGCAAAATATTTCAATTTAGTATTAATCAATAAACAAATTGAAACTATGCATTTAAATAAAATTCTAGATCAAATCAAACACCATCCTTCTCCTACTGAGGCTATTGATAAGCTTGGTAAAGCTTTAGAAAAGCATGAAGGTAGTTTGTTAGAGAAGGGCTTCCAGATACTTAAATCAGAACTCTGTGCTAATGTATATGAAGCTATAAATGGTCCTCACTTTGATGAGGAACATGCCAGATACGCAGTAGAAGGCATGGAAAATGAGGATGGCACTAAAGGCCCTCATTGGACAGTTGAAGAGACAACGTCCGTTGCCAATCAAATGGGCATAAACTTAAGATCAGAGAAACATAACAAATGGGATTGGTATGTTGCTATGAATATGATCTATTCAGATTTTTATAAAGCTGTTGTAGCAATGACTGGCAGCAATAACACAAAACATTTTGCAGAACTTACCAAAGCTTGGATTTGTGACAAAGACATTTCAGAAGGTAAGATGTGGCATTATTACGTTTATATCATGTGTGATGATGAAGAGAATGATTATAAAGCTTATGAACACGAATATCATAAAGGTAATTATTCTTTGAATCGTTATAGAGAACCAGAATATTTGGACTATGATAAATATTATCATAAACACGATCGTCCTTATGAATTACGTTCTCGTGGGTATGAATATGATGATTACTCTGATATGGAAATGCGACGCATGAAAATGGATCGTGAAGCACGTGAAAAGGATATGCATAGTAAAACCCAGAGTAGAGATGCTAGAAACACATCTATTAGATATTTCTAATTATCAAACAATCAAGTAATTTAAATCAATACTTTGGACGTAACAATACCGTTCGTATTTTAGACCAAGTAATACCGAAAATCAATACAATAAGCGTAAGCGATTCAACAGAATCTACAGTTCTGGGTATCTGTCCTAAAGTGTGGTGTAGACTTCCTAGAGAAGGTGTGTTTGTATTAGAGGTTAGACATACTCCTGCCACTGCTAGTGCAACACTTCCTGTGTTTGTATCTACTACTGGTTCAGTAAGCACCGCTTCAAATAACAACAATATACCTGTAGTAAAAGGAGATAGCACACCATTAGTTGGTTCTGAAATCTCTGCTGGTAACAGATATTGGGTTTATTACAATAAATGCGATAATGTTATTCAGGTTATGAATCATTACACTGTGGCTGCAGCTCCAGCTGCCTAATATATATTAATATAAAGTATATTGGCAGCGAGTAATACCTGCCCATATCTTTTTTAAACTTAAAGATATGACATTCTCACAGTTAACGCCGGGTACAAATATACACGTACTCGAGATTACAGGTACTTTTAAAAAGAGTACTACATACAGTTTAGGTAAAGTAGTAAGTGTATCAAAACCCTACGATGAACCATTGCCACCAGGTCAGTTTCCAATGCCTATGCAGAATAGGCGTAAGCTTGTAGATTTAGTTATCTCTTGTGACGGTGAGCAGAAGAAACTGTCAGTATCTGAAGATAAAACAATGATGACCGATTCTACCATCGGACTTACTATAGCTACAGATAAAACTCAAATTGTAGATATGGTTAAGCAATCCTATAATGACTGTAAAGTTAAAAAGGAAAGCGTATTAAAATACGATGAAGAGATGAGGAGATGTGAAGACATCTTAAAATTACTTAATACAACTCCGGACATAACAACCAATGTGACAAAAGATTTCAAAGAACTTGATGAATTAAAAGCTGAAGTGAAAGAGCTTAAGCAACTTTTACAAAATGTAACTACTGTTCGTCCAGAGGTTAAAATAGAAACCCCCTCATCTGAGGAGAAACAAATTGAAATCTAAAACACAAAGGTTGGCTATTTAGTCAACCTTTTTTATTTTAATATTATATGAGTACATACAATAATAAATACGATATATTAGGAAGTACGATTAAACCTAATCCTGCATCTGTTAAGTATTGGGCTGATTTAGCATCTAACCCGAATGGTGGTGATCTGAAATACTTTAATGGTAAAGATTGGGTTTACGTAAACAGTAAAGCCACTGGCGATATTACTGAATTGCAAGAAGATGTAAAACAGCTTCAAACAGACATTAAAAACAAAGTAGATAAAGTATCTGGTAAAGGTCTTTCTACTAATGATTATACTACTGCGGAAAAGAACAAGTTAGCAGGTATAGCAGCTAATGCAAATAACTATACATTGCCTACCGCTTCTGATTCTACTCTGGGTGGTATTAAAACAGGTTTTGTATCTACTGATACTAAGAAGGCTGTTAAAGTACAAGATGGTAAAGCTTATGTAGAAATAGATTCTACTAACATTGAAATTAATGATATACCTAATGCTGAAAGTTTTTATTCTTATGGTGTATCTTGGCAAACAGGTTCATTGAATGCAACTTTAGCTAGAATTGGTAATTTAGATTTACATCGTTCTTTACCAATCCAGAATAAGATGAGAGGATGTACCTTAGCAGATAATGGTACAGTAAACCATTATTTCAAAGATGACTGGTCTGCTAATGAAGATGGTACGCCCATTAAGAAAGATGGTAGCGATGGTATGGTAATGATTGAAATACCTGAATTCTATGTAAAATGCCAAAGTAAGAATGGTATAGATAGTATGAGTATTTCAGAATATGCATTAGATGGTTATACTCTTGTTAAGAAACAATATGTATCTGCTTATGAAGCTACTGTAGATAGAACTAAATCTGATACTTTGAAATTAGCTTCTGTAGTAAACACTACTGCTAATTTTAGAGGTGGTAACAATGATGCATCAAAAGATGAAGCAGAGAATACTCAATTAGGTATGCCTGTAACTGCTACTAGTAGAGATAACTTTAGAAAATATGCTAGAAATAGAGCTACTGGTACTAAATGGAATATGTTGGATTTCTTTGCAACAAATACTATTTGGTTACTGTATTCTATTGAATATGCAAATTGGAATTCTCAGTTAGCCTTTAATGAAAAATTATCTAACGATGGTTTTAAACAAGGTGGTTTAGGTAGTGGTGTTACAAATATTACTGGTAGTGATTGGAGTACTTTTAATAATTATTATCCAATCATTCCTTGTGGTACTAGTGATGCTCTTGGAAATAAAACCGGTGAAGTTGAATATACTTTACCTTCTACTTTCAAACCAGATAATGTAGTAAAAGTAAAAGTACCTAGATATAGAGGTATGGAAAATCCATTCGGACATATTTGGAAGAATGTTGACGGTGTTATTTTTGATATTAAATCTGATTCAGATGGTGGTACTAGTACTATATACTTAGCAAAAACCGAAGCTGATTATGGTGACACTGTTACTGAAGGTTTTAGTGAATTAGGACAATTACCTAGAAAAGGTGGTGTTATCTCTGATACTTACTTGGGCACATTCATCCCATCAGAAGTAACAGGAGCTAGTTCTACTACAGGTAGATGCGATAACTTCGAAACCATTATAACTAGTTCTTCTTTAAGAACTTTATACTGCGGCGGT